TCTCTTTGCATTATCGGCATATAGATTAGTCCTCATTTTTATATAATCTAAAAAATCATCTTCTCTTTTTCCAAATTTTTTCTGGTACCATTTATCTTGCATTAATTCATCTAATACTTCTTCCGGGCCCATTCCACCTTTCCAAAGTTCTATAATATCTTCATCCATTTCAGTATTAGCATGTGGAATAAAATTACATGTTTCTGTATCAGTATTTATACTAACATCACTTCCTAATAAAAAATTATGAAGAAATCCTTTCTTTTTAGTTAAAGATTCATGTAATATTCGAAGTTCGTCTGTTATATCTTCTCTATTGTTAACTCTATCAAAATAATCTTCAAATTCTTCTTCAGTAATTTTTCCTTCATCAACTAATTTTTCTAATTTATCAAATAAATCCATTCTGAATTTATCATCACCTTTGAAAAATTTTCTTATTGAACTGCCAGCTTTACTTCTAAATTGATTAGTTGGGAGATATTCTTGATATTTTGGATCATCTTTAAAATATTTCATAAGTATACGATCAACTTCTTTTGAACCAACATAAGACCTAGCCGTAGCTGTCCCACTTGATCGTATTACTTCACAAATTTCTTCATCTGCTATATCAGGGTCTCCTAATGATTCTTCTAATTCACCTGTAAACTTACCAACTGTTCCATCATATATTTTATCGAATATTGATTGTGTATTTGTATCTCTTCTAAACTTTCTGGCAAACTTATTTCGTTCATCTGTTTTATGATCATCATCTAAATCATCTCTGAATTTATGATATGCTTTTTTATATGCTTCTGATCCCTCTGGTTCATGTCTAACCATAGGTCTATCTTTATTTTCTATTTTACTCCAACCTTTATTTCTAGGATCACCTAAATCATCAATAGAGTCACTCAATCCTGAATTATTTACATCATTAAAAAATAAATTTCCTAAAGTACTTCCTATATTATTTCCTGGTCTTACACCACGAGGAAGACGTGATACAGCAAAATCATTTATCGCGCCTTCTTTTATATTTGGTTTCCCCCAATTCTCTGGTACTTCTTGAGGATCTTTTCTCCCGGGATCATTTTTACCTTCTTCTGATGCAGACCATTTTTTTAAGTCGTCAAATACTGAACTACTTTGAGTTTGACCAATTCCAGTTTCAGATAATCTATTTGGAATACAATGAAATAAAGTATGTTTTGGAAACGGACCAAAATCTTCTAATAATTGAATATCAGTTCCATAAGTTTTATTTTCACTTAAAACTTTAACAAACGGACATCCTAATTCTTGTTCTCCAGGGTCTGTTACATCTGGAAGAATATTAGGTGTTGGTTGTCTTCTAGCAAGTGGTCCTAAATTCCAATGAGAAAGTTCTGCTGGAGTTGTAGCTTGATCTATTTTTTGTATAGGAGGATTCATTATATAAACTTGTGATTCGTCTGGTGGAACATCTTTCATTTGTTGTATATGACTATTTTCTGGCATATTTATTTGACCAGGAGTTACAAAATAAGCAACATTCATCCCTTGTGGTGGAATAAAACTTATAGCCTTTAAAAAATCTTCTATATTATATTCTTTATTAGTTAAAAACATTTATTTCTCCTATTTTGTTCCTGTTGGTGATCCAACCCAAGATACTTCTCTTTGTGCACCAGCTTTTAAAGCATCTGAAGTATGTTGTACTACTTGAGATTCTTTATCACTTTTTTTACCTGATTTTAATTCAGCATCTAAATTATCCCAATCATTACTATTCATTGGTTTTCCTAATTTCCAACCATTTTTTTCTAATTGTTTTCTATAATCATGTGATTCATTTTGGTCCATATAAAGATAAACATTAAATGATGTATCCTTTTCATTTTTAAAATCCTTAAAAGATGGGGGATTTATACGTGTTGAAACAGCTGTAACTGGTTCTGTAAAAGATCTTATATGTCTAGGATCTCCATCAATAATAAAAGCTTTACGTACTTCATTTGTTTTTTCCGCTACTACTAATAAAGCATCTGATGCTTTAAATTTTATTTTATATTTATTAAAAATTGGAATAAATCCACTTATTATATCATTTATATTATCAGAATTTTCTCTTAATTTAATACCACCAAAAGGTTCACTTTCTTGTAATTTTTGTAAGTAATCATCATTCCAATATTTCATTATTTTTTAACCCCTTCAATAAAAGCTTGGGGATCATCAAAACATGCTGCAAAATCTTTAAAATTAGCATGAGATATAATTGAAGATATTTTTGATTCTTCTTCTTTATTTTCTTCTTTATTTTTCATTGCATCAGAAATAACTTCAGTTGCACCTTGTAAAATATCTACTGCTGCTCCCATCCCCATTCCGGTAAGATTGCCAGCGACACCTTCTAAATCTTTATAAACACCTGCTTTATCTAATAATTTATCTAATAAATCATTTCCTTTTGCAGAAGTAACATCATTTGGATTTTCTTTTGCCCATTGAATGTCAGATAAACATCTGACTAAAAAATTTAATTTATGGGTATTTTCTTTACTGTTCCATTCTTCTACTGCTTTTTGATCTATATTATCTTTATTTAAATTTCCCATAATAGTAGAACCATGCTTAAAAGCTGCAGCAGCTATAGCTTGGTCGAATTGAAAAACAGTATCATTAGCTATTAAAATATCTTTATCTACACCCATAGATGTTGCCATTCCTGATGGTGCAATAACCATTTGTAATTTTGGATATGCAGTTCGCAAACCTGCAAAAGTTCTACCAAATGCATAATTATCATCTTTAATTTTATTATGACCATTAGCTAATAATGAACATATTTTAGTTCCAGACATTCCCCAATATCCTGTCGTTGCACAGTCTAATGTGGATACGTTTGCAATTATCATATTTTCCATACTAAAATTTTGTAATTTATTAGCATTAACTTTATTTTTATCATTAAGAATTTCTTGAATATTTGAATCAAAAGTATAATTACTAAAAGCCTTATTAGCGTCTGCAATAAGTGGATTCATAGGAAATACATATAAAAAAGAAGCATTTTGACCAGCTTCACCTTCGTTACCTCGTTCAACAGTTCCACCAGTTTGTGTTATATTAGTTTGTTTAAGTTCATATAATCTATCTTTACTAAAGTCTACTCCAATTTCAACTTCAAATAAATGATTATATTCTGCATGGGCAGCACTTTCAAATCGATCAATATTTTTATCTTCATGTAAAAAAATAATTTTTTTAGTCTTATAATGTTCTTTTAATACTGGTATAAGCCGATCTAAATCATCATAATCTTCACATAAAATCGCAAATTTTTCATTTTCTTCTTTTAATATTTGTTTAATCTGGCGGGTACGAAGATATTCATTACCCTTTCCAAAACATATGATAGCTGTATTCATAATATTTAGTTCTAACAATTCACAATAATGTGTTCTTGTTGCCAAGTTAAGAATATTTCTATAGTAGACATTATCAGATTGGGGATAGAGAGCTTCAATTTTTTATCACAACTTAATAAAACTTGAGGAACTTCAATCTCAAATAAAGCTAAAAATTGACTATTTTCTTCAGTAAATAGTTCTCTTAAAACTTCTTCTAATTTGTCTGGCATTAACATAGTATAAAGTTGATAATATTCTATATTATCTATAATATATTCTATTGCATCTGCATATATTTGATTATCAAATTTATCATAAGATGGACCAATTGCTTTTAATACTAAAGGGTGAGTAGTATATTCTTTTCTAAAACAAGCTTCCCAAGCTTCTTCTTCTGTAGACCCATCATCGATATAAATTAATTTATATTCATTATATCGTCTCATGATTAAATCTGCTATTGCTTCTTCATTTATTATTTCAAAATCGTAAACATAAGAAGATACATAAGCAATATAATAATCTTGAAATTCTGCATCTGGGAAAATTTCTTTTTCATCTTGAGTTAAAAGTTTAGTTATATGCTTTACGATAAATTTTGTTATTTTTTCTTCACCATCACTTTCTATAACAAAATTATATTTATTCATAAAAGCAAAATAAAATTGCATCGAAATTAAGTTTATATTATGATGTAATTTTACTAAATTAAGTTTATCAGTTTGAAGCTGATACATTTGTTGTTCATCTAATTCCATAATAATTAGAGAGTTTGAACAATAATGATAAATGTCTTATATTATATAGGGAGAGGTGTGCCTATTTTACGAGTCTGGTGACGTAGGAATTCGATCTCTTATATATAATCTTACATCTGAATTAAAAAATAAAATATCTGCAATGAGACCAATTTGAATTGTGTCACCACCAATTATATAAATTTTTCTTTCCCTATCTTCAAATACTAGAAATGAATTTGGCATTACTCTGACTACTGTGTGACCAGTTAAACTTTCCCCAACTCTTATAGGTCTCCAAACATTTGGACTTGTTTCTAAATCACATTGACCTCGAACCTCTGTCACAGTATATTGTGCAAAAAGTAATGATACCGAAAATATAAATAAAATTGTAAATAAAATTTTTCTCATAAAAATAAATTAACTCCGTATTATAAATAGAAGACTAAATATTATGACGTACGACTTCTGGCAAAAAACTGGGATGATAAAACCTTTCACATCAATAGAACAATTTGAAAAATATGAAGCTGATTTATGTAAATTGCCAAAATTAGATATGTATGCTAACACAGCTCTAAAGAAAAGCAAAATTAAAAAAGGAGTAAATATATTATCAGAAAAATTTGATAGTTTTGCCGAATTTACTTTAGTACAATATATGAGATTGATAAAAGGATATGTTGTAGAAAGAAATAAAAAAATGTATTTTTTAACTTATGTAGATCAAAATGGAAAAGTATGTAAATTTTATCCGGATTTCGTAATCAATGGAAAATTTGCTGAATGTAAGGGTAAAATGTCAGATAAAGATCTATGTAAATTACAACAATGCCCAGAAGTAGAATGGTATTTTCAATCTGAAATAGAGATAATGTCTAAAGAATTAAATAAAGCTTTTCCTGATTGGCGCTCTGAGTTTATCCAAACTAACTAATTTATTATGGCAACGCAGCACCTATATTATTTCTTAGTAATCAATAAAGATATACAGAATTGGAATACATTTGATTTACCATTAAGTGATAATTCGGTATTTTCTAATGGTTGGCTTGACCAACAATTTCTCACAGATGAAGAATTAAAAGATTTTAATAATAGATTAAAATATCAACAAGGTATTTATTATAAAAATCAAGAAGTAATAAATATTACTGGTGATGATCCAGATGATCAACTTCAACAAAATTTTGAAATAAAACAAGATGGTTGGTATGAGATAATGTTAACATCAGCTGGCGGTGGTACGTCTGAATCTGAAAATTATTTTAATCATGATCATATTTATTGTTGGTTTAGAGAACATGTTGCTACACTACAATTTATTAAATTTTATGGTGATTATTCTTGGTTATATTTTGAAGAACAAACTAATGGTACTATAACTGTTTTTAAAGGTACATATCGTTGTACCAATTTTGTTTTAATGTTAGATTATGAAGGAAAATGTGAGGGTTTAACTTATGCTAATAAACCAGCTTATAGACAAAATGCAGACGGAAGCTTTTCTTCGGATATTGAAAATCACGGTAATTTTTTACAATTTATAGATAATTTAACTGTTCATCAAAATGCTAATAGATATCCCGATATATTTTTACCCTTCAGAGCTGCAGTTAGAGCTACAGATGGGACTATTATTACACCAGCTAGACCAGAAATTAGAAATTTTAGAAATTTAACTTTTGAGTTCGATGAAGAAACTGAAGTTAAAGAAAATTTTGCTTATTCATTTTTATATTTTGATAGACAAGTAGATAATACTAAAGAATTATTTAGAAAATTATTTTTTACTGGAAGAATTCGCGGACAATTTAAAGCTAGATCAAAAGATACAGATTGGCAATTAGACTCAAGTAGACTTCAACAAGGAGTATCTTTTGTTCAAAATGTAAATTCAGCATGGTCAGCAACTAATGAGACTGTTTATTTAAGAAATTGGTATATTCATGATGCAATGAAATTTAATCATAGTGACCCCTGGAACAATTTTTCCGAGGGTGAAAATAGAATTTTAAGTCAAAATAATCCTACAATAAATAATGCATATTATCCTTTACCAGAAGGCTCTGGGACATGGATTCAACATTATAATCCAAACCCAATAATCTTAAATGTCATAGGAGATAAACCTTTAAGATATGGCGGCAACGGTGGAATGTTTCATCGATTTTTAAACTTAGAAAAATCTACTTTAAGTTTTGGTATTGGAAAAAATGGATTATCATTTTCAGATTTTTGGGTTATTGGAAATACTAATATTGATAGATACGGAAGATTTAGTGAAGGTTTAACATCCGGTGCTGGATCATATGTTCAATTAATTGAAAATGATATTACTGTTTTAGTAGCTGGTGGTGGTAGCGTAGCAGGACAAAATGGTGGATACGCATCTATAAATAATAGGGATGGGAGGGGCAGTAATGAAAGAGGAGTAGTGTTTAATCTTTTATTACCAGAAGAATTTCAACATAGATTAGGTGGTATGGGAGATAATTTTAGTCCTCCTATAGCAAGTAATCCAGATAATCCACAAATTGGGTTTAATTTAAATAGAGAAATAGAATTTGTTTCGCGGGGAAAAGATGGTCGATTTTTATATAATAATTCTGAAATTTTAGGAAATGGTTTAGGTGGTAATGGTGCTGGAATATTTAGAACTTTAACAGGTTTTAATTATTATAGAAAATCAGAATCTGGTCAATTTATAATGAGATATCTTGGCCCAAAATCTTCTGCAACATATTATAATATTTTAGATTATGATGTTACTCCAACTAGTGATATAGCTAATATTTCTTTAGATACAAATATTAAAATTCCAGCAGCAACTACTTTAGAATATAAATTTTTATTTAGACAAAATATGGGAATTGATCCTGGCGAAACTATAGTTGTTATTGATAGAGATGAAGAAAAATTAGTAGATGATGAAAATATTCCAGAAACATATTTAAGTTTGGCGGGATTTGCTGAACAATATCCAGGTACTTTTGTTCTTACACAAATAACGCCTAATATTCAAAAATTATCTTTTGTATCTATAAATAAACATATTAAAATTTTTATAGAAACAAGACTACGTCATTATAGGGTTTTTTATAAAGATCATGATGATATAAGAAGTATTGAAGGAATTCCACAATTTGGTGAAAGGGCTGGGAGAGAAATCGATTTAATAATAACTTTTAATAGACCAGACGTAAATTTAGATATTCAAGCTTTAACTTTATATGGAAATTTAAGATTTGGTTTGCAGACTGGGGATATACAAAACGTAACTTCAACTTATAATCATTTAAGAAGAGAACAAAGAATTTCATTTATTATGCCAGAACATGATGTAGAACTTCTTATAGAAAATAATATAAAAACGATTTATAAACTTACAATGACTCCTAGAAATGCAATAAACAGACCAGCGTCTGGAAATTTACCAGCATTACAAAATGGTATTATTAGTGGGATTCAATGGGGTTATAATATTCATGATATAACAAGTCCACTTGCTGATATAGATACTGAAGTTGTTGCAGGACAACAAATTTATGTGAAACTAACTTTACATAGAAGAACTAGAATAGATAGATATCAAAGTACTTTTCCAGAAGGAACAATAATTGAAAGAGAAGGTATGAATCTTCAATCTAATCAATTTTCTGATAATGAACAATGGTTTTATTTTAATATGCCTGAAAGATCTATAAATATAGATTTATTTCTAGAATTAAGAACTTATAAACTTATTTTAATTCCAGATAGATATAGACGTTTAAATCCTTATTCGTTTGATGGTAGGGAAGACTATGAACCTGGTGAACGTGCTAATATTATTTTTGAAATAGAAAATTATTATAAATTATCTGAAAAAGGTGGTTTAATAATAAATAATATTAATTATCCAATTGATTTGAATGATAAAAGAATGCAAATTCAATGTATAGTTAGATTTGATACAGATACGAGAGCTAATGGATATTTTGTTGATTATGTAGATAATGATAGAATTAGATTTCCAAAAGTAGAATCAGTTCAATTTAATATTATTTTTAGAAATTCTGATATACAAATATTTTTTGATTTAACTTATTTAAAAAATTCTACACTTTTTTGTTGTGGACAAACAGTAACATCGAACGTTAGAATTATTGTTCATAGTATTTTAAGATTAATGATAGCTGGATCAAAATCTGGAGATGGTGGAAAGGGGACTGATGGAGGCCCAACACCTAGAAGATCAAACTCCCAATGGCACGGCGGCGCATCGGCCGCAAATGCACTAAGTGGAAGTTTACGAGGTTTAATGGGGGGCGCTGGTGGAAGCGGATTTATTGGGGGAGATGGTGGTGCAGGTGTAGATGCAGCTGGAGCTAGATTTTTCGTTGTTACTTGGCAAGGATTTTTACCTTATGATTTAAGAATTTTACAAGAAGATGGCGGTGGTGGTGGCCCAGGTGGCCACGGATTTATTGGTGGGGGCGCGGGTGCTGGTGGTGGTCAGGGCTCTGCGTCATGGTCTGGAAATGGGTTTAAGGGTGAAGACGGTAGATCTTTTTTACATGATAATAATTTAACAGAAAGTAATAATCATTCTATATGGCGCGGTGTTTTAGTAGATTGTTTGATAGAAATTGAAGAAGGAATTATTTATATTGCAACCGGTGGTAATGGTGGAAATGGGAGTGGTGGTCCTGGTGTAGATCAAGGTGAATGGGGAAATTCGGGGGCCGGAGGCGGAGCCGGCGGCCCGTCTTATTTTTATTCACCTACTACTAGATTTGTTATTTTAAGTCATAATCCAATATGCGCTACTTTTCTAAATAAAAGTGAAGGAGAGGGTACTTCTTTAGTTAATCAATTTAATTTATATCAACAACATTCAACTTTAAATTTTGATATGGACTTAAATCAATGGAGGAGACAAGGTTTAAATAGAGAAGTATCAGTTGCAGAGTTTTCTGCAGTTAGACCAAATGCACCAGATGATTTTTATAAAGGTATTATAGCTTCTGGAAGTAGGGTCGGAAGAATGATTTTTCAAAAAACTCAAAAAAATGGGTCACATACTCAACAACGTGAATGGGGGAATGTACCACCAGTATTATTTAATTCTCCTGTAGCCCAACTTTCTCCAGGAAGAAATACATTTTTAGTAGGAGATGAAAGAAACTCAAATTTTATGATATGGGGTGTTGATACTACAAACGAGCCAAGATTTAGAGGTTATGGTTTTGGTGGTGGCGCAGGACCTGCGCCAATTCCGACTAATCCAGGAAATTGGTATTTAAGTTGTGAATTATATGGTGATAATTTAAGAATGATTACACAATTTAATTTAGCTATAGGTGGAAGACGCGGGTTTTTCCCAAATTTATTATTTATTGGTGGTGCACTTCAAACTCAACGAATATTATTACAACAAGCAGCAAGTAGAATCCCAAGTCTATATGTTTATAATGAATTGACAAGAAATGTTGCATTGAATCAAAGAATTGATTGGGCTTATAACGTTGGTTTTGAATATGGGGGCGACTTAATTCCATTTAATGGTGGTGGTTGTAGAATTATATTTTTAGGAGAGAGAAGAAATAATATTGCAATTAGTCCAACACAATTAACAGGAACATTTACTACATATAATTATGCAACAAATCAAATTCCTCTTAATAACTTTTAGTTTTATAAAGTTCTACTATTTTTTCTTGAGTTTTTTTATCAAAATTATGAAGATGTTGTTTAATAAGATTTAAATTTGAATCAGAAAAATCATCAATTTTATTACTTATTTCTTTGGCAAAAACAAAGTTTTCTTTTTCTGTAAATTTACTTAATACTTGTTTTTTTAAATTTTTTGTTTGAATTTCTTTTTTATATGTATCAAAATCATTCTCTAATTTTTTTATAGAATTATCAATTAAATATTGTATTTCATTTTTTAACTCATCTATATTATTTTTAAAAAAATAAAAATAGGCATTATTTAAAAATATTTTAGAATATTCATCAGAAATTGATGTTGGAAATTCTGAGTTTTCAAAAAATATTTCGTAATCTATACCAAATTTTCTAGGAAGCCAATTATCTCTAGGTTCTTTTTTATATCTATTATAAAGAATCTCTTTTTCTGATGGTAGCATTAATATCATAAATTTAATTAAAGAATCTTTAAAAATTTCTGAAAAAGCTTTTATTAGTAAATCGTTTTCAGAATAAAGATTTAAGTTTTGACTTTCAAGAAAAAAACAATCGAAACAACTTAAAAGTTTATTTTCCTTTTTAAAATATTCGAGCATAAAACGTTGTCTATTATTCCAATTTTCTTTTAATAGATTCTCATCATCTAAAACAGCAATATCATCTTTATATATTTCTTTCAATTTTCTTATAGTAGTAGATTTCCCTGAATAGGGGCAACCAAATAATATAATAATAATTTTTTGATTTTCTTCCATAATTATATAGTTCACTAATTATTATGATAGATTTTGATAAAGTGAATAAAATAAATAGAAAAGTCTATAATGGAGATACTTTACAATTAGATAATATTATTTCTGTTGAATTTAGAATAGATTTAATAAATAATATTTTAAAAGAAGACGATTTTTCTATTTTCTTTTCAAAAAATACTGAACAAAAACATATATCTCATATAGAAAGAATAACTAATGGATTACCGTCTGAATTTTATATTACTGATTTTTCTAATTATAAAAAATTACCTACTAAAGGAATAAAAACAAATATTACAGGAAAAAATCTTTTACCATATATATCTAAACTTCTTAATAAAGAAAATTTTTATATAAATAATTTTTTTTATTTTAATCACTATGATTCTATAAATTTAAAAGGAGAACATCAAGATAAGTATTATTATATTGATATAGACTTAGATAATAAAAAATTAAAAAAAGGACTAGGTTTAATTAATAAACGTTTTTATAATAAAAATTTTATAAGTGAAATTCTCCGATACGATTATAAAACTTTAGAATTAAATAAAATTTATATTTGTCACAATCATTATGATATAAATGACACTTATATGTTTCCAATATTTGAACAATATAAACCATGGCAAATTTTTTATTATTTTACACCAGATGATTTAGATAATCCAAAAGAATGCCTTTTTGATGGTAGACAGTGTATGTTAGCTACTAAAGAACTTTTTATTAAATATTTTGGAACAGATAATTTACCAGAGTATTCTGATCCAGAGAATAGAGAAAAATTTAATCGTTGTTATATTAGAGAAGCACAATGGTATTGGGAAAGTATACAAGCCGGAAAAAATGTTTATAATTCTATATAGGAAGAAATTCTGGAAAATATCTTGTAACTATATCAAAATTATCAAAAACAGAAACAAGTGAGATTGGATTATTATCTCCATCTTCCATAATTCTAATTTGTGGCCTACCAATATAAAGAGCATTAGCAACTAAAAATTCTTGTATTTTAGCCGCATCCTCGGTCATATCAAATTCATTTATAAAATTTTCTGATAAATAAGGAATTATATAAATTGAATTTTCTTCAATATTAGAATTTCTTGTAATTAAAACATTTGTGTCAACTACTCTTATTACAGATATTTTTCCTATACCAGAATCTGCCATATATATTAAATATTTATTTGTTATATTAAGAGGTCTCCACCATAATAGATAAATATCATCATATTTTTCTGCAACAATAGTTTGTCTTGGATAAGAAGTTATTTCTTTTGGATGATCAAAAGGTTCTTCATTTAATGCTAAATGTAATTGATTAGAAACATCTTTTTCACCATGAATTTTTGTCATCATATCATAATCAGTTGGAATATGAGAACCATAAAGAGCAAATCTATCAATTGTTGGTCTATGAATAATAATATCTGATTTAGTATTTACATTACTTATAATACCTCTAATACCTAAATCACTAGTTTGAATAAAACCATCAACAACTAAACCGCTAACAAAACCATTTACATAACCAAATATATATCTATTACTTAGATTACCCCATCTATTTCCACTTGTTCCACTTGAAGCTCCCCAGGTTGCTGACCAACGTTCAATACTTGTTAATTCACCACTTATTATGCCTCTTTCAGCTATTCTTCCATTTACAATACCAGAAATAAATACATTATCAAAATAAGTGAATCCTGGTGATAAAGCCCCTGTTCCCATTGCAGCAGCTTGATTATAACCATTAAATGTTGCTGTACCAAAATGAGTAAATAATCCAGAATAATCGCCGTATTTTTTATTTCTAATAGCTTCATTAGATAAAATAATACCAGGACCACCATTATTTCTCCATAAATTATTAGCTTCTGTTCCTGAAGCTCCAGAGAAATGATTAGAATCTTGATATATTTCCATAATAGCTTGATTACCATAGTCTAAGTTTATATCTGTTTCTGTATACTGATAAGCTAATGAATCATAAAAACCAAATAATGGTTGATGGTCAATAATTTGTCCTTGAATATTTCGTATTGGTACAAGAGCACCACTATTTTCAGATATAGTTGTAGTAACATTTCCTGGACCAATCCCAATAGTATTTTGATTTCCTGAAAGTGATGGAACGTTAACCCTAACATTATCAATATTTACTTCATACTCAGTTGGTTCTCTTGTAAAATCTATACCAATAATATCTCCAATAAGTATATTACCATCTGAACCTGTTGGAGAATTTTCGATCCATTCAGGGAAAGTTATAAAAGCCCTATAAGTAATAGTTACAGAATTAGAATTAGAAGAATCGTTTGCAAAACCAGTATTTACAGTAGCACTAACAGATGAATTAGATGTTCCACCATTAAAAGTAATTGGATTAGGAATTGATATATTTTCTCCAAAAGAAATATTTCTATTAGAATTATGATGTTGTAAAATAATATTTCCAGGTGTCCAGGCTGGTTGTTGTTTTAATTGGGCTATATAAGTTGGTGGGACTTCTGGTATATCTGGGATTGGTGGATCAACATCAGGATCTCCTGGAATAAATGGTGATCCTGGGTTCGTTTGTATAATATCTAATTCTAATGGAATAAAAGTATTAGTAACATCAAATATTTTTACTATATTAGGATATTCTGGAATTAAAACAGTTGCTCTTCCATGAACTGACACATCATTATGCCCATTAACTGTAGTCATAAATCCAGATAATGTTCCGTTAACCCGACCACTAATATTTAATGCTTGAGTTCTTCTAATAGTTCCAGATATCCACTCATCTTCAATTGGTCTAATGTATTGATCATGTTTTAATTCGATTCCACTTGTTAAATCAGCTCTAATAATTTGTTCACCTAAATCGAAATAATTTCTATATAATCTTAAACCAGAAATTGGTCCAATATTATTTATTCCAGATAAATTAGAATGAATTTTTGTATTTATATCTTCGCCTTCGCGTTGGCCTTGCCAAATACCACTATAATTAAAATCGTGAGTACCAGAAGAATTAAATCGATATTTCATGAAATTATTCCCATGCATATCTGTTTTTACTAAATTAAAAGTTCTATATTCATCTCCTACGTCTGGGCTTCCATCTGCAGGCCACCATTCGCTTACACCTTCAGAATTAGTTCGATATTCACCGCCCCAACCCCAAGGATTATCCATGTAAGTCATCATTGTAACTGAGTGAACGCCAGAAGTTAATCGAGAATCTACACCAGCTGATATATTCATTCTATGTAATTCATTTAATTGTTGTTCAGTAAATCCCATTACTTCTTCACGAGATTCTTGTTCGGTCATATAAAAATGAGCTGTCCACTTTACTCCTGAAAAATGTTCTACATTAAATAAACTTGGATCTTTAGGTCTCCAATAATCTACAACTGAACTTATATTTTGTCTATTAAGAATATAAGTAAATTTTGGTTTATATTGATAATCTTTATTAGTAAAATTTTCAGGTTTATGGATCGGTCTTATTTTTAAAGTCCAACCAGACGATATCTTATGTTTTTCAAAACCAAAAGCTGAATATTCTCCATTATATTTTATGTTTGCTTCTAAATGAGAAAATGATTCAGAACTATTTTTTAATATAAGTCTATTATTTATATCATTTTTATCAAAAGGATAATTTGGTCTAAAAGTATAAAAACCAGTTGAAGATCTATCATATTGTTTATATTTATCTATAACAGTTAAATCAGCATTTATTGAATGAGTATCTATATCACAATTTTCTCTTATATAAGATAATTTTGAAATAATATCGTAAAGAATACCTTCAACAGATTGGGAAGCAAATGATGATTGATATATCATCACTCCTGGGATATTAGGATCTTCAATTATTACTCTATCATTGTCACCCATCATATCTGAGTGCCACCATCTATTATAAGTATTAGAACCTAACCAAAGATCTTTTCTAAAATTAAAATAATTTGTATTTCTATTTTCTTTTATATGGCTAATTGGCCATGCAAAAGGTCTTCCTCTTGTTGTAAAAACATTTCCATCATTAAAAGGCACTTCAAATTGATAGCCGCCTTCTCTAGTACCCGTATCTCTATTGAAAAATGAATGCGATTTTTGTATATAAATATTTTTTGCTGAATCATTTGCAGATTGTACTCGAGTATCTGGGGCAGGTAAACTTGTTTGAATATAGTGATTAGAAATACCTTCCGCGTTAAATCCTCCTTGTTTAGCTAACCACCAAATATAAACTCTGTGAAAATTTCCATTTGAAGTTCCACCATTACTATTTATTAGATTAAGCCAATCTTGTTCTGTTACATAATTACCAAATAATTCATTATTTATATCTATAAAATTAGAATGATATGCTTCTGCGGAAGTAATATCTCTCGTTATATTATTTATAACATTAAATCTTCTCATAGCACCCATTTGACGAAGTATCCCACCTTCATCTAAACAAGCGTTTAATTTTTCGTATTTATCTAATTGACTTTGAATTTGTAAACCATGAATACCTTTTGGCATTGTTTCATAATCTGAACCAAATAAAGCTCTTTCTATTCTTAATAATCTGTCTTGTGTTTCTTTTGCTGCATAATTTAATAAACCAATATTTGTTTGAAATACTTGATATTCACCACCTGTTGTATTTCCATAACTATCTCTTACAACATTACTAAACATCATATTTATTTCTTGAACAATATGTTCCCATTCACCTCTATGTCTTATATTACTCGCATTAATAGAAGCGTATTGATAAGATGTACCGCTTATTGGGATGTAATTTATTGATGTTGTACCATCTCCATTATCTACTTCAATTTCTTGTGGTGGAAATATATGTCTAATAAAATCATTTGGTAACCATTTCTCTAAACTAACATTTCGAGGATCTGTTAAATCACCACTTGTCATCCAATCTCTTGCTAAAGTAGTAATTCTTCTATTATTTTTATTTAAATCAGAAGTATAATTAAAAAATCCTACTGGTACTTCGTGTAAAGTTTTAAGTGCTGATCTTGGTGTTAAATATAAACCAGATGGATTTTCTTGAGTTCTTCCTTCAATATAATTTCCATAGTGATAATCTATAGTTTCATTTGTCCAAGAATTGAACTCAGTTATATTTTCATCTGCAGTAGATGGGGCAACTAATTTAGGAGCAAACTCAGCTAATAAACCAACAATTTGATTATCAAAATCATATTGCCAATCTATACTTCTTTGATTTAAAACACCCGAGGCCCAATTTGTTACAATTCTTTTTTCAGTTACAAAATTAACTGTTTGAGCTCCCGTTAAATCTGGATCCCAGTGTGGACCATAAATAACGTTATGTTGTTTTCTATATCTCCCAGAAATTGGGGAGTCTTGTTTAATTTGTATTTGTGAAGCACCTGACATATTTAATATCCAAGATGTTTCATCGTTTATCCCAGTAATGCCACTATGCATTTCACCAAAAAATAAAGTATCTTCAGTTACTAAATTTTGGCCATCTGTATGTGGTTTCCATGGAAAATGTTCTACCAATTGATTCAAAAATAAACTATGATATTGAACAGGTCTTCTTCTAATAAATATTTGAATTAAAAGTTGTCTATCAGGCCTTCGTCCATGTGGCCAACATAATCCTAAACATTGGCTATTTGGAATATCACTCGGGCCACCTGGTTTAGTTGCCATTCTTAAATACCAAGAACCTAATACTGGATCAAAGTTTATTACCCATTCAAATCCACACCACAACCCTTGTCCATTAGTATAAAAACCAGGTGAAAGATAAACGCCCATATCTACATTATGAATACCTACTGGTCCTTGTCTTGGAACTTTTGCAACTATATCATAATTTTCTATATTTCGACCTTGTCCATCAATATGCGCACCTAAATTTACTAAGTAATCAATATTAAATCTAATATTAGTGCTAACATAATCCATTGGATTAAGGCCTTCTATTTGTGGATCATAAATAAAATTAAAAGACATTTGAGGCCAAACATATTGCATATCATCTGGTGCACCCTCTTGATTATATTTTATTTGAGAAGATACAACACCATTTTGTGCACTATAAAATACATCTTTAAATTTAAAGTAACCACCAATTATAGAATTTGGACCAGAATCAAAAGTAAAATTGCCATCAATATCTACCCATGGCCCTGTTGGGTTTCCATCTGGAGAATATAAATACATTCCAGTATGCATTGTAGTTCTTAATAATTGCTCAAAATTTATTGCACCACCACTTACTTTATGTATTTCATTTATATTTATTTCTATAAACCCCGGTTCAACTATTATTCTATCAGTTTCTCTATCGGTATATGCAGGTTTAATAGTTCCGATAGCATCGAATTTTTTAAACATTCGAGGATATCTACAATCTACTAAAACTCTATTATAATCTAAAATTATACCAACTTTATATTCAAACGAGTCTGCTGCCCCCTCATGTGTTATAGCACCATTTGCTAAATAAAGTTCTTTACCAAAATCTTCAACATTAAATTGAAAACCGCCTCTTATTATATTCCCTGAAGCGTCTTTTATTTGCTCACCTTCTAAAATACCTAATCGATGACACAATACATTTGTATCACAATATTCTTCTAAATCTATTTCATCGTTTTCATTTGGCTTAGCTAAAAAGGCTCCAATTGGACTTCGTTGTGCACTATTTCTTAATAAAATTTCATCTGAAGTAATAACGATACCAATTGGTCTATTATTTAATTCTTCTATTTTAACAAAAATTAATCTATCTGCATTTTGATTTTCATATTTTATCAATCTATTATTTGGATCAGAAGGTGCAATTCTAACATCAAATTGTGTAGAGTCAATCATACCTCTAACGTCACCAGCTGGCTGAACTTCAATAACTATTTGTTGTTGATCTAATAAATCAGCTTTTCTAGGAGCATCTGCTAGTCTTCCAACTGAAATAATATTTGCACCATTATAATAAGCGTGTGTAATATCAATAGTTAACCCACCCGGTTTTCCAAAGTTATCGTCTGGATGATTTGATACATAAACTGGTTTACCAATATCATCTTCGTAATTCCAAACATATCTAACTTTATTTCCAGATGTATCTGTAATATAAGGTGGATGAAATATATTTTCTCGAGTATCATTTAAATCATATTCTATTTGACCCCGTGATAAAATATGTATATGATTTAATATATTAGGAAAAGTTGGATTTACAACAGCATTACCTGGTTCTAATGCAATACCAATACACCATTGATATTTTCTAGGATTAGTTGGTACTACTGCGGGGTCAGCTGAACTTTGTACGATAGCATCTAAGTCTTCAAATAAACCAACTGAAACTGGTTGTCCTCTTTTAATATAAGCTTCATTTGGAAGAATAACTTCGTTATTATCTTTTACATTATTACCAACTTCATATACTGACAATGGGACAACCCAATTTGATGGTTCATCTGAAGCTATTTTATATCTTAATTGTTTAGACTTTTCATTTATCCAAATATTTCCTGGCTGATTTAATCCATTTAATGATACATCAATTTTATCATTCATATTATTTAGTTTCCTTTAGAACATTTCATCACTACGTACAGGAATTAATGTAGATTGTTTAGTAGAATGCCATTTTCCATCAGCTCCTAAATAAACTGCCCATGAAGGTACAACTTCTTTATTATCGGTAGTCATATCGTCTGTAATTTCTCCTAAACCTATTCCATAACTTATAGTTTCTCTGTGATATCTTTCATCATATACTGTATTAGGTTGATTAAAAGAATTTTTAGCATCATATTCTTTATGTAATTGATATAATCCACCAGCATTAACATTATATTCTTTATCGTCTGAATTATTTCTGCCAATCATTCCATTATATACACCAAAATTTTGTATATGTGTAATATAATAACATAAATTCCAACGTAAACCTTTTAATTGAGATTCTATTTCTCGTAATGACCAAGGATTAGTTGATGGATTATATGATGTTGGTAAATTAATTGTATCTATTCTTTCTTTAATTAAATCTATATTTCCACTATTTACAATTAAAGTATTTAAGTCTATAAGTTCTTTAATTATATTATATTCTATTTGAGATGGATTATTTATCCAAGATGTAATTTCATAATGTGGTTCTTCAGCATCTAAATTATAATCTATATTTGTTGGATCACCTATTACATCAGCATTTGTTCTATAATTTTTAAATTTATGGCTTCTAATTGATGGTCGAGTATCAACAGTAACACGTCTATCATTTAAACCTCTAGGATAACCAGCTTCTTCATTTTCTGAAACAGCTTCATTATCTGGTTTTCTACCTCCAGCTAATTCTTTAATCATTTTCCAAAGTTCATCTATTGTTGGAGATATAATACGACCATTCATTATTAAATTTCCATCTTTTGGAATTAAGATTGGAAAATCGTTATAATCTTCTGAACCTTTTCTAGATTCTGGATCAAACCAAACTTGGGGTGGAGTATCTAATGCTTCTGATGTAAAATGTGGGGTATCCATTCCATCAATTTGCAATTCGAGTGGCTCAACAGGAAGTGCACCAATTCTACTATGTGGATCATCTGCATTTTCTATAATAAAATCCATTTGTTGACGGAAATTAAAATTGCCTTGTCTAGTTGGTAATAATGTATCTCTTAGAATATCTACTGATGGAGTTGTTGATGGTAAATAAGGTCGCGATGCTCTTGCTAAATCGCGAGCTGCTATTGCTCCTTCTGAAAATAATTTATTATATCTTTTAAAATCACCTGTTTTAGTTAACATTAAATTTTCGTGAATAACTTTAGCTGATTTATTTAGAGATTGATCGAAATCTCTATAATCTATATAATCGGCAAAGAAAGAACATTTAATCCAAACATAACAATGTTCTAATAAATATCTTAATACTGGGTTTATATGAAGAACTATAATCCCATTACATGAAACAAAATCGTTAACTTCATTTTGCGTTAAATTTATTCTAGCATTATAATATTTCATTAAATTTTGCCAAACATTAACAGAAGAATAATTTACACAAAGTCCATTATAAGCTCTAATTTGATAAGTGTCAACATTCGTGCTATCATCATATTCACCAAAAAGAAATCTATCTTCAAAAGCCCTATCTCTATTAGATAAAATAATGTCTGCACCATCAACATTTCTAGAAACATAATCTTCTTCAACTGCAATTTTCCAAGGATAGGGATAATCAGCCCAAGTATTTGGTTCTTCTCTATTTAATGGAACTAATACTGAATTATTATAAAAATCGAAAGATGTTTGTGGTTTTAATGCTGCATCTTTATCCCATATTTTAAATCCTCGTGACTTAAAAAAATCTAAACTATCAGGATCTTGTGGGTTTAATAAAGTTAACAAATTTCCTATATCTGTTTGCGAAGCATTTCTTATATATGTAGTAACATTCGCTGGATTTAAATGTAATGGTTTAACTCTTTTATCAAATTTTGGTAAACAAATATCAAAACCAGATTTTGCCCATTGTTCAAATGTTGTTCCACCATCTCCAGGTGAGTCTTCTTTTATTAAATCTCTATAACCTAATTGAAAACTAGGAAATCTATAAATATTTTGATCAAATACTATAATATTATGTTGTAATTCTAAACCCATAGACTTAAATGAAGATTCAGTTGCATTTTTTACATATCTGGTACACAATCTATTTGCAGCATCAGTAAAAAACATCAAATCAAATAGAGAAACTTGCATTGCAACAGGTCTATAGTTACTTTGTGATAATGGAACCTTCCATTCTCTATATAAAGTTATCGGATTATTAGCCATAATAGTTAGTTGTAGAAGTTTTAATTACATTTTGAACGCTATATGTTAATTTCTTATATAATATATGAATATGAGTAAACAAGCACGGTTCAAATCACTACAATCAAATGGTCCAGTATTCCCCAAAAAATGGGAACATAAGGGCTACCACGCGGCTGGAGAAAAGCTTCCCCTTCTTGCAGAAGAAATGGCTTGGAAAGCAGCTCGTTTTATTGGTTCAGATTATGAAAAAGAATGTTTCGCATCTGATTCTAATATGTGGAAATGCTTTTATCCAGAATTGACCAAATCGCAACAAAAATTATCACATGCTGATTATATTGCGATGATGAGTGGTATGAAGGCAACACAAGAGATTTTAAAAGAAGAAAAGAAAGCTCTTTCAAAAGAAGAAAAAATAGCAATTAAAAATGAAAAAGAAGCTCTTAAAGAAAAATACGGATTCGCAATTCTTGATGGTGAAAGTGTTCCCCTTTCCGGATATATGATTGAAGAGTCAAATTGGATTTTAACTCGCGGTAAAGATCCCCGAAAATTTTGTTGGAAATATGCTGTAGAAAAATCTGATGTTACTTTGAATATTGTAAATGGAAAACCAGTTTCAGGATTTAATTGTATTTCTGATAATACAGTTATTTGGGTAATGCGATATAAAATTAAATGCGGAAGACCTGAGATGAAGGCTTTTATGGAGCTCAATAAAATTATTGCTTTTGCTCCTTCTGTTTCAGTTCGTCAAGCTAATAATTCTGGAAAATTTGATAAATCTAAAAATATTCTTAAAAATTGGAATAAAATTCAATCTCAAGTTCTTGCTGATGCTACCGATTGTTCATTAAAGAAAAATCCTAAGCATGAAGCACTTATCGTGTATCTTATTCAAGAAACTGGTATTCGTATTGGTGGTGAAAAAGATGAACGAAGAGCTAAAACTTATGGAATGAGTACTCTTGAAAAAAGACATATAACTCTTGGTTCAGATTTTACAGTAACATTTGATTTTCTTGGAAAAGATAGTGTTCCTGAAACGAGAACAATAATTATTGATGAAAATGTTTGGTATAATCTTGAAAGTCTTTTAGCTTGTAGAGATACAAATGAAAGAATATTTAATAATGATATAGACGTTAATGGTTACCTCAAGAAAATACATCCTGGTGCAACAGTTAAAAATCTTCGTACTGTAAAATGTAATGAAGTTTTGGTAAAAAATCTTAAAACAAAAAAAGTTACAAAAACAAATACTGAGGCCGAAAAGCTTAGAGCAATATTTGAAGCAAATCTCGAAATTGCAAAGACAATGAATCACCAAAAAAATATTGGTAAAAATCAAAAAGAAGGTGAAGTAAAAATTGCTGAAAAAGTTCAAAAAGCGAAAGCTCGTGTAAAAGAACTTAAGAAAAAGCATAAAGAGAAAATAATTAAACTTGATACTCAGGTAGCAAAAATTAAAATTGCTTTCAAAGGCATGAAGATATTAAAAGAAAAACTTGCCAAAATTGAAGAAACAAAAATTAAAATGATTGCTCAAATGGAAAGAGCAGTAATGAGCATTGAAAAAACAGAATTTGCTCTTGACAAGAAAAAACTTACTGCGGATATTGCTTTGGGAACTTCCCTTGCAAATTATGCTGACCCTAACGTAATATATTCTTATTGCAAATACGTAGATCTCCCAATTGAAAGAATATATTCTGCTAGTCAGAGAAAAAATCTAACTTTTGCTGAAAGTGTAGATGCAAATTATTGGATAAATTACCCAAGTTAATTATGAATATGAAAAATTGGAAATACAGTTGGAAAAGCGTAACAGACAAAGATTATATAGACTCTATTATGATCTTCTGGAAGTTTTTTAAAGAAAATTATCAAAATGTTTTCGTTTATAATGCTTGCCATTATGAAATTCGTTTAATAACTTTAAATATTGGAAGAGGAAAAGAAATTCTTTCTTCAGAAGCTGCTTCCAAATCTACACAAAAAGATGAACATCATCTTGTAGAAGCAAAACAATTTCTTGATGAATTTAAATACTGTGTTGATAACAAAATTGAATTTACAAGAAAGGATGCAAAATCTTGGCTTATTAAGGCTAGAAATATTTACGTTACTAAACCAGAGCACAATATTTTACATTCTAAAGTTTTCAAAGATTATAGAAAAAATAATCCGACAGAGAATATAATAAAAGTTTTAGAAAAATTTGGAATTATTTTAATTTAATTCTTATATTTTATTAAGAGGAAAGAAAATGATTTTAGACAACAAGAATTATAATATTGAAAACAATTTGGAAACTGAATCTAGCGAATTTGAAATTGCTGCTAATGCAAAAATGTTTGATATATTATCAAATAAAATTTATGAAGATCCAATCAGAGCAGTAATTCGTGAGCTTTCCTGTAATGCTATCGATGCTAATATTGAAGTAGAAAATATTGAACCATTTAAAGTTTATCTTCCAACCCAAAATTATAAATCTTTAATTATTGAAGATAACGGTATAGGCATGACCCATGAAGATGTTATGACAGTTTATAAATCTTATGGAAAATCTACTAAATCTAATTCTAATAAGGTAATTGGTGCATTAGGTTTAGGCGGGAAAACACCTCTTGCTTATACTTCACAATTTATTTTAGAAACTGCAAAAGATGGAAAGAAAAATAGTTATATAATTTTTAAAGATGAAGATGGTATTCCAAACGTTACTTTAACTTCTTCAGAAGATACTGATATTTCTGGAACAAAAATTGAAATGATTGTTCGTAATGAAGATATCGATCTTTTTATTACAGCAGCTATTAAAACTTTTGTTTTCTTTGATAAAATGCCGATAATTATGAGAGGAGAAGACGAGTTTTATAGAGTAATATATCAAAAATTTAGTAATACTATGGAAATAGGAAAGGCTAAATTAGCTTTTGATGAAGCTAGATTTTTATTAAAGAATGATTATATTTCTAATGAAAGCAACGGTGGCGATATTATTATTCGTAAAATATTAAATAGCTATAATAGTACACATGGAATTATTATGGGACAAGTTTATTATTCAGTAAATCCTAAAGCAATTTTAAGAGATGGTTATGGAACAGCTGCTGAAGAAGTATTAAATTTTCCAAATTATAGTAATTATTCTGGCATAAGAAAAGTTATTCATGTAAATCTTGGTGATGTATCTTTTCAACCTTCACGTGAAGTATTAAATTATAATAAATCTACAATTGCTTTACTTCAAAATAGATTTTATAATCATTTTGAAAATTATATCGTAAATATGGAAAATTACAAGGATCCAAAAACTTTCTTGAAGAATTTTTCTAAAATAAATTATGCAAAAGATGTAGTAAAAATCTCTACATGGGATGATACAAATCAAGATGTTTCTTCTATAAGAGATTTATATAAAAATGTTATAAATTATTTGTATTCTGAAATTGATCAAAAAGAAGCAAATTATTATATTAAGCAACGCCATAATGGAACTTGGGAAGTACAAGCTATAGCTCAAGACAGCGCATCAAAAATACAAGACTTAAACACTACAAAAAGTATTTTTTCTGATATATTTGTAGAAAACAAAATAAAAAATATTATTGTATTAGATGATGCAAATATTTCTGAAAAACTGGATAATTTTCATAAGAAAGCTTTAGAAAAACAAAGATTTTATTTTACTACTCCAATAAGTTTAAGAAATAAACTTGTTCTTCTTGATAAAACTATAAATACATTATGTGTAACTGAAAAGACAGCAAAAAAATTAAAAGCTTTTCTAAAAATAGATTTTATAAATTGTTCTAAATTAGTAGTTACAAAAGAAGCTAAAATTAAAACAAAATCTGAAAGAGATACTTCTGCAAAATGTTATAATTATACTGAAAGAAGATATGCCGAAATTAATGAAGTATTAAAAATTACTAAGAAAAATAAAGTTACATATGAATGTTTTGAAGGAGAAGTAAATAAGAAAGGTTGGTGGTATACTCCTTTATTTGATGTAATAAATAAGAGTACAAAAATAAATAAGCAGGCTTGTATTAAAATAAATTATCATGGAAGCTATAATAATTGCAGTAATAGAGTAGAAGATTTTAATACGATATTTAATATGCTTCCCAGTAATAGACCGCATCATTATTTGGTAGATTGGAATTTCTTTAAAAAATATATTATTGGAAATAAAAATTGGGTTCATATAAATGATTATGCAACCAATTTAATTAAGGATAATTTTAATACAATTTCAACTAACGCATTAAATATAATTTTATTTGGTGATTCTCCATTTTATAGATCAACTCAAGCTGAGGCATTATTAAAACATGGAACTGAAAAATATCTTAATTTTGAAAATACAGCTTTTGGAATAGAATGTCAAAGAAAAATTAATGAATCGTTTAATAAAGAAACTGATATTAGCTTAAATAAAAAGACAGTATCTACATTTCATAATTCTCTTATGGGAATGAAAGAATATTTTAGTTCAGACAGTTTTAATAAACTATTAAAAGATTTTGAAGAATTAAAATTAAAATTAGAAGCTGTCAATATAAAAAGAGTAAATTATTGTACAGAAATATATGAAAAATATCCGATGATTATTTATGCATTAAAATCTGATTTCGATAAAGATCACTTAATAAATTATATTGCAGAAAAAGAGAGCTTAGTATTAAAATGATTAAACACATAATTACAGATGAAGCAATTTTAATTCCCACATCTAAAGGAGTTATTCAATATCAAAAAGATGATGATCTCTATAATGATATTTTAACCCTTGTAATGAAAGAAGATTCTACATTAGAAGATATTAAAAAATTAAATTCTTCTTGTAATTATGAAGATGATGATATAGTTTTTATTCAAGAAAAAAATACAGATTCAGTAGAAGTTATTTTTAATGGAAGATATCATTTTTTAAATCATACTTTTGTTTCTAGACTTATTCAAATGTTAAAATTAAATGATGGTTTTCAAATGAAACACGCAGCTAATTTTATCAAAAGATTATTAAAAAATAATTTTAATTTAACTAATACTTTAGAAAAATTATTAGAAATTGGTTTTTTATATACTCCTTCTGGACAAATTATTTCAGTAAAAAATTTTGAAAATGAAGGCAAAGGTGTTTTTGCAAAAAAGAGGTCTTTTGCTGAAAAAGATATGATTAAAAAAACTTTCATTTTAATAAACCCTGAAGACATTGATGCTCATTTTAATTTTGATCAATATATAGTTTTAGCTAATGTTATGGGCCCTGAAATTTTTGGAGAAAAATATCAAACATTTCTTAATGGTTCTTGTATAGGTGATGCAGATGAATTATTTAATATATTTAATGTTTTTGAAAAATGCAAAAATAACTATTTATTAAAAGATATAGAAGATTTTACAAGCTTTAATAAAGAGATAGAAGAAAAATTAGGTGTAGAAATAAATATGAAAAATAGAAAAAGTTCTGAAGTAGTTCTTTCTATATCTCGTTTAATGAAGTTTAAAAAAATAGTAAATAATATCTTATTTGACTAATATGAAAAGTTATAATTGGAATCCTTTTTCACTTGTAGATAGTCCCACAGGTTCAGCTGCAGTAGTTTATACATGCGGCTGCCATTTAAGTTGTCCTTATTGTTTTAATCCAGAATTACGACAATTTAATTCAGGTAATTTTGATAAAAAACAAATTATAAAAAAAATTAAATCTCTTCAAATTGTACCAGACCCAATAGTTAATGGTTCTGAAATTTTTAATACAGTAGAATGGCTTATTATTTCAGGTGGAGAACCATTAGATGCTCCTAGTAATGAACTTGTAGAAATAATAAATGTCGGGGCTGAAACAGATTTAAGAATTGGGTTTTTTACATCTGGTTATAATATACATCAATTTAAACAGATAATCGATCAAACTGATATAGAATATTTTCATATAGATTATAAAGGTTTAGAAAATGATAAAGAAACTTTAGAATCTATAGAATATTTATATGAAAGATTTTGTAGTAGATATAATCATATGTATATTCATATAAATACTACGATAATGAGATCATTTCATACAGAAGAAAAATTATTTGAAATGAAAAAGAAATTAATGAAAATATTATATAAAAATAAAAATATTCCAATTTTTATAAATAAACCAGATACTTCTGATAGATTATTATTTTGGACTTTAACACCTATATCTATAAATCATCAAAACACTTTAACAAAATTAAATTATATTAAAGATGGTTTTTTGGAAGAAGATTTAGATTTTTTAAAAGCAATTGTAAAATAAATTATGCACGATTTCTTCTAAAAATATTTCCTAAACCTCTGCGTGCTGGTGCAGCAGCTTCAGCTACTTCTGGTGCATTTGGGAAATATTTAAATTCTTGACCTCTACCTGCATCAAAACTTACTACCCTACCAATTTGTTGGCCTGCTTCATTATAAGCGTTTCCGTCTCTAACAAACATTTCAACTCCATCTATAGTCATTGGTCTAGCTGTATAAAATCCTCCAGTTTCATTGGGTAATACAAGAATATCTTCATTGCCTCTTGCAGTTGGTAAATTAACTGTTGTCGGTTGTCCAGAGGTTGCAACTTCATGACCAATCGTGCCAGGTCTAGGATTATTCATAGAATTAAAACCATCTGGCGATTGAATAGCTAAATTACCATTCCCATCACTTACAAAATTAATTTCATTTGCAGCTTGTTGTGCTACTTGTTGGTTTACGCCTTGTCTAGCAATTTCATCTGCAATTACATTATCTGGAATAACTTGACCATTTGCTAAATTTTCACCAATATCAGCTATATTTTTTAATGCCTCATCATTTAATTCTACACCATATTTTTGACAAATTTGATTTAATTGATATGTTTCATATGGGTCTATTATAGTTTTTATTGGTTCCATTCCTGGAGGAGTAATATCTGGAACTAATTCAGCTACTATTATTTGAGCTTCATTAGGATCTAATCCATTTTGTTCAGCTATTTCAATAATAGCATTATTTATTTCTTCAGTACCAGCTCCAGCAGCAACTTGTTGTTCAATTACATCTAAACATTTTGGAACTATGTCATAAACTGCATCTGATTGTAAACCATCTGCAACTAAATTTCCACATATAGATTCTAATTGTGCTGGACTTATATCCCCACCCTGAGAAATAATTTGATGTGGCGAAATTCTTTGTTGGGCCCAGTTTATATCAGCTTGTGTTAATTGAACTTGAGTACCATCTGTACGAGTTATAACATCCCCAACGTTTGCTTCTGCTTGTGCTGCAATAGAATTATGAACTGTACTAGGTGGTTGTGTTTGTGCAGTTAAAGTTTCTATAGAATTCATTGCTTCAGCTTCAGCTGCCGATATTGCGTCACTAGACGATGCAACAATCTCTGCTGCTTCTGGAATTGCCGCCGCAAATGCGCCTGCTAAAGAAGAAACTCCAGCTTGTAATGCTGCGGAAGCTCCCATCATAAATCCACCACCAAGTGCAACACCACCAAGAATAGAAGCAAAAGTTTTTAAGAATATTTTACCCTTATCTGATGATTGTAATTTTTTTAATATCCATTGTGCTATTTTATTTTTAGAATTTTGTAATGCTTCAATAATAGTGTCATATGCTTTTTCTCCTAGTTGACCGCCTTTTTCGGCTCCATATTTTCCAAACTTTAACATAAAGTGGGCAACTACAATACCAGTTACAGCTCCTAATAAAATTCCTGGAGGACCAAATGGTGCAAACATTGCTCCAAATTTAAACATTGATGCACCATAAGCTAATGGTTTAGCTATTTTAGCAACAACACCACCAATTTTTCCAAGTAAGCCTTTTAAGAAACCACCTTTTTTACCAGCAGGTTTAATTGTATCAGCTAATTCTTGTGATGCTTGTTTATATGTAACTTGACCATGTAATATTTTAGATTGTAATTCTCTAGCTATATCTTGAGCAGTTTTTTCAATTTCTGGAATTGTCATTGCTTCTAATTCTTCTGTTTCTGGAATAGATTCAATTTCAATTTTTCCCATTTCTCTATCGTTATCTAATTTTTGTTCTATAGGTGTTTCAGCTGGTCTATTTGCTCTATCATCTCTTCTTTTTTGTAATCCAGAACGAATATCGTCACCTGGGGTATCTTTTTTTAATTTACGTCTAATATATGCGGCGTCATTTTCTCTATCTTTTCTAGCTCTTTCTCTACCAAAATAATCTTCATCTGATTCATCTGATTTACGAACTAATTTACGTTCTTGTAAATGATTACTATCTTCAAATAAAGATATTCTAGCATATTCTTCTAATAAACGATTTTTATTTTCTCTTAAATTAAATGACGGGTTAAAAATTTGTTCTTCTAATCTCATCATATTTATAATTGCTTCTCTTAAATAAGGCCAATCTTTATCACAAATAGCTGGTGCAATTTCTTTATAAAATTCACTTAATTTAAATTGTGGAAGCCAAGTTCCTTCGCGAGCTTCTCTTAGTATTTGTTGATTTTCTCTTAATCGAATTTTTCGTTCACGAACTGTTTCATTATTATTTAAAAAATTATCTATCATTTATTTACCCTTCATCGCGGTTCTAGTATTTTTATCTTGAGCTATAGTAGCTGTATTTGCATTTCTTGCTACCTCATCTGCCGCCCTTTGATTTGCACCTTTATTTGCTGCAGCACTTACAGTATTTTGAAATTGATTTACATTGTTTTTAATACCTTGTCCAAAATTTTGAATTTTATTTTTAACGCCCTTTACTGTATCGAATGCACCACCTATCTTATTAGCAAGCCATCCACCACCTCCGCCCATTTGTTTATTAGCATTATTTATTTGATGACCTGTACCAGTATCAACTTCTTTTTTATTATCTTGTGCAGGAGCAGCTTGATTATTCTGTGTAGCAGCATTATTTTGATTATTTTCGGCAGGTTGTTCTGCACTACCTTCTTGGTTTTGATCTTGGCCTTCACTTTGATCAGCTTGTTCGTTTCCGCCTTCTTGGTTTTGTTCTTCTCCATCTTGATTTTCAGAATTTTCTTCTGCAGGTGGTGCTTCTTGATTTTGACCTTCCTGATTATTTCCTTGATTTTGATTATCAGGTTGTTGATTACTATCTCCACCAGCATTTACTTCATTAGATAAATTATCTAATTCAGTTTTAATTTTATCAATCATATTTTGAATATTACCAGTATTTATTTCTTCTCGTAATGAATTAGATCTTAAACAAGCTATATTAAAATAATATTCTAATAATCGAGTATTACTTTTATCTAAATTAAAAGCTGGAGAAAAAATATGTTGTTCTAAAAATTTAAGTTTATTTACAACGGTATCTAAAACTTTCTGTTCTTCTAAATTAAAATGTTTATAATAAGGTTTATATAATTCTGATAATTTTTTAATTGGGATAAGTTCACCTCTTCTTATTCCCATTAAAGTCTTTTTATAAATTATATCTTCAGTTTTTTGTTCTCTTACTGTTTTATAAGAATCTGCATACTGAATAAAACTATTTATATTACTATTATAAATATTCTCAAAGTTCATATTTTCTCCTAATAATTTTGTACTATAGAACTCATTGGTACCTGTAAATTACGAGGCATCATAGTATTTATTTTTCTTCTAAAATTGATAAACTCTTGGGGAATATCACACCATCTTAATGGACATCTTTTCCAACCAACTGTTTCCCAATGTGTAGTTAAAATTTCTACTGTTCTATTATTTCTCGTTAAAATATCTACAACTAATTTTTCTAATGAATCCATTGTTGCTGGAGTAAATAAGCCATCCCATGCTGAATGACATAATCCAATTCCAATAGCATGCCAATTATTAGTTCTATTTCTACAAACATCTTCACCATATAATCTTCTAGCAAAATCTGTATAAATTTTTCCAGATTTTGGATCATTTTGAGAACTTCCTACATGCCAAGCTACTTCATTTTCTGGCACAACTCTCATAATTTCACCATCAATGCCAATTAAATATTGATAAGAACCAAAGGCTTGTGCTGATTCAAACCAGCGTCTGTTTGCAGTTGGTGTAGTACCAGGATTAGCTACCCAATGAATAGCTATAGCCCTTAATTCTCTCATTGCATCACCACGTCTGTTTTGACTACCTCGAGGTAGTAATTGTTCATTTATATTCAATTGTTTAATCTCCTCTTCTTTTTCTTCATATTCTTCTATTTCTGATTTTTCTTTTATTCCAAATAATATTCGGAATATTTTCATTAAAAAATCTATCATGCAGTAACGTGTCTATTATTATGTTTCTTAAATTCTTTTAAGAATTTTTTCATTAAACGAATAATAATATCTTCTCTATAATGTTCATTACTTTGTTTAAATACTTTATCAAACTTATCGTCGATATCTCTTCTTAATTCTTTTATTTCGTTAAAAGCTTTATCAATATTATCTTTATTTGATTGATTTATAATAGTCCATTTACTTGCATTCCAAAAACCAGTTCCTATTAAACCGGCTATCATTATTATAACAGTAACTAAAGATATAATTGTTGATGTGTCCATTTTATTTGATTTTCTCCTTTTTCATCCACCAAAGCAAGAAATCATCAATTTGGCCATCTAATAATTTTGATTTACCAATAGTTGTAGTTCTATATACTCCGGCATCATCATTTCTTTTTCTATCTTCATTTTCTATTTCGGTTCTTTCTTTTCGTTTTTTAGTAATAATTCCTTCTCTCCAAGCTTCATAAGATGAAGGACCACCTTTTTCACCATCTAAAGTACCATCTTCTTTTAATGTCCCACCATTAGTCCATTTTTGTAATTGATAACGAACTAAATTGACATTACTATCTTCATTACATAAATCTTCTTTTAATCTATTACTTGTAGCTGCCTTAAAAATTTCTTCATTTAAAACTTGTAAAGTTCCAATAAGCTCTTCACTTTCATCTAATTCTTCACCATAATTTAAATAAACATTATTTTCTTCTATTTTATCTAAATCAGTTTTTTCTACTAATATTCTTTGATTTTCAGGTGTTGTAGCATTTAAAGAACTAGGTCCTCCATCAGAGGCTGTTACACATTCATAAATATTTTCAAAAATGTTATTCTTGTTCATCATAATTTTCCTTTGGCTCTTGATTATACCCACCGATATATCCGCCCATTGTTGAGTTTATTATTTGAATAATTTCTTCTTGGGTTGCACCCCATCCTTTAGAGATCATTTCAATTGCTTCAGTTTTTGAGAAATCTTCATTTAAAACTAAAGAAACAAAATCTCCAGTTATTTCATCACACTCGAAATCTTTAAAAGAGATATCATCATCTTCATCGAAATCATAATCAGATGATTCTCTAATTTTATCGTTTAATCTATCATATTTATGAATAAATGATTCTTTTATTGGAATCTTCTTTTCATAAACAGACTCAAAAATTTCATTTAAAGTTTTGTTGTCTTTCATATTATTTAGTATTTTATTTTACAATAAATAAAAAGGCCCTGAAAATCAGGGCCTTCAAGTTATTTCTTTTTCTTTGGTTTTTGCTTTTGTTGTTTTGGAGCAGCAGCAGGCTTATTCGTCTTCGCTGTCTTCTTCTTCGCCATCGTAATCGCCATTTTCATCTTCCTCCTCTTCGTCATATTCTTCTTCATCGTAATCATCATATTCATTACAAACTTCGTCGTATAAATCAGCTAAATCTACTTCAGCTTGTTCTCTACTACCGTCTTTTATAGTTTCAATGATCTCTTCAAGTCGTTCAATTAATTCCTCATCTTTCATATTAAATATTCTCCTTTATAACTTAGTTATTAGTCTAATCTTTGAGTCCATTCAGTTGGTGATTTCCAATCTGCGTTTTGACCTAGGTCTAAAGTATTTCCACCGAATTGAGGATAATCCATATCCATAAATTGGAAAGTAACTGTAAACTTATTAGGATCTGTTCCTTCAGTACTAAATGCAATACCACCCATTTTTGATACCCAAACGTTATAAAAAGACCATAAAGCTAATGGATTCATTTTACTTCTTGTAGTTAAGTGACCATAAGTATCTTGAATATCTTCTGGACCAGCGTCAGCTTTTTTTCCTGTACCATTTGGGCTGTTAACTGTTGTTGCATAATATGCGCCGGCAATTGTTCCAACGTCTACTCTTCCAAAGAATTGTGTTGCATTAGATACACCACCAGTTACTGGATCTACTACTGCCATTAACCAAGCACTAAATCTACGTCTTAAGTCAAATGCAGCATCTTCTCTAAATTCTATTTCAAATTGTCTATCTAATACTAAAGTAGCATTTGGTCTTTTAATTGTAATACCGTGATATTTTATTTCATATGTTCCAACTTCAACATCTGGAATATTAAAAGCTGTTGCTCTAACAGTTATTGGATATGATTGAAATGGGTTTTGATCTGGTTGTCCACTTGCAGATGGGAAGTAAATCTTAATATCATACATTTGGACTAAAAGGTCGGCACCTGAGTTTACTAAACCTCTAATAGGTGCAGTTGTTTTATTTGCATTATAAGCCATTTTTATCTCCTATAAATAAATAGATTGTTTTCAAATATTCTTTATAACTTTAAAAATGATACTAACTAATATGATTACTGATACTAGTTTTATTACTGAATGTTGGCATGCTGAAAAGATAGATAATTATAAAGATCTAATGGATTATATGAAACAATTTAAAAAAGAAACTTGGGAACGTATGAATATTATGATAGAAAAACATCATATTACACCAGCTTTTGAATGTAAAGATTTAGATCAAGAGGAAGAAATTTGGCTTCCAGTTGGAATACATTTTAGAGCCCATCTTTTACGAGCTCGAGATTATGTATCAGAAAGCATGAATATGGAGCCTTATATTGATTATGCTATTGGGAACTATACTGAAGCATTTTGTATATTACGACCACATAAACGATTACAAAATATATTCTATAAAGAATTTACTGAAGCAGAAGAATGTTACGAAAAGTTTTTTAAGCCGGCAACTTATGAAGCAGCCTTTGGAAAACGAAAGGCAACTTTAATAAAAAGAAAAATAGCAAAAGCAATGAGTAATCTTGATCCAATAATTATAGCTAAAAGAAATAAAAGTATTTCTAAATATGCAAAAACTAGACCAGAATCTCATAATCAAGCTATTTCTAGAGGAAAAATGAAAACAGTAATTCATATCAATACTGGAAAATGTTATAAAAACGCAGGGGCGGCTGCTATTATAACTGGTATTAGTTTAACTTCAATAAAACAATGTTGTCAAGGAAAAATAAAATCAGTTAAAAATCAACAGTTTGAATATATGTTGTGATCTCTGATTTTGTTTCCTTTTTAAATTTATCTTTAAAAACGAAAGAGATTTCGAGATCAAAATTTGATTACACTATAAAGTTAATATAAAATATATGAATAATAGACAGAAAAAGAAAGAAGGTGCTAGGGTACATAACAATACTATGGATATCGCAACAAACATTTTTCCCGTCGGAGCTTGTTCTTGTGAGAAAGGTGAGTTATTTATGTATTTGGCTTCTAATCCAGAAAACATTTTTAATATTTACTGTACAAATTGTATCGTAAGAAGAAACTTAAACATTATTGATCAATACACAGATATAAAGCTTTTTTATAATCCATCTTTAATACTTAAAACTTTAGTAGATACTTATGGTGAAGAACAAATAAATAAATTATGGGAAAACAAATGGCAAAAAGAATGATCGGTTATTTAGAATTTGATTTAGATGATCAAAAAAGAAAATCTCGGGAAAATACTATTTATTTTCATTTAAGTGATGACGTAGATAAAAAAATACTTAAAAAAGATGTTAGTGCTTTTATTTATAAAGCTGATAACGTTTCACACTTTATAGTTAATGAAGATAATTATAAAAAATATAAAAAAGCTTTAGAAGAAAATAAAGAACATTCTCAAGAAATAGAAAAATATAAAAAGGAGATTAAATTATTAAAGAAAAATATTGAAGATCATAAAGTAGAAATTCAATCTTTAAGTGATAATTTATTATTTAATTAAATGAAATATAAAATAGATGAAGCAGTATTAAAACAAAATTGGCAAGGAAATGTTGATGTTGCTATAGCAATAGCTCTTAATAATATTGCAAATGAATTATCTCGAAGAAATGACATAGAATATGCCGATAAAATAAATCACGATGAAGATAAATTTTATTTATATCAATCATTGCAGGAGAAAAAATGAAAGAATTAAGATTAGGTGATATAATTGCTTCTTTTGATAAAACTGGAGCATTAGTTTTTACTGATGCTTATAAAGAAAACAAAGAAATTTGTTGGATAAATAAAATAGGTGTAACAGCCTTAAAAAAATTTATTGAAGATAATATGGAGGAACAAGATGAAATTTAGAAACGGATTTGTAAGCAATAGTTCATCTTCATCATTTATTGTAGTTGGAAATGAACCATTACAAATTCATAAATTACATGTAGCTTATGGTGATGTTAAAACATTACAGATACCTCAAACATTTGGTGGGACAGCCGATTGGGAATGTGGGATATATAATACATTTATTGATAGATTAAATTGGGTATCACTTATGTGTTATTGTTCATGGTCGCCTAATCAAGAAGATAACGGATGGACTGATATGTTCGTTGATGTTCTTAAAGAAAACTTAGATTTAGAACATATTAAAATAAATTGGATATATGATGAAGATTATCATGAAGTTTTTACTGCTGATAAAGTTATATATGAATTAAATCATGGTTCACACCCAAATAATAATCCAGAAGAAATGGAAAAAATATTTTCAAATAAAGAATCACTTAAAAGATTTTTATTTGCACCAGATTCTTCTATTAAAATAGAATGGGATTAGAATAATTTTCTCTTATGTTTTTCATCTACTAATTATTAAGGAGAAAAAATGTGAATGAAAAACGTATCAAAAATATCATTATCATTGTTCTTAGCGTTGCTTTTATTATTAGCACCGCTATCGCCATCTATTATGGCCGCACAGGAAGTATCGATTACGCCAATCAGCTTCGAGATACAATCAACAGATTGGAATCCAACAATGATGAATTACGAACAGCTAATGCTGAACAAGGCAGAACACTTACATCAGTCCTTGACGACCTTGAACATGCAAATCAATATATCACTGAACTCGAACACAACCACGGACTCGCCATTGGGGTTTCTAGACGAACAAATGAGAGACTTATTGAATTTACAAGCTCAATGGGAACTATTGGAACAGACATCACGGGACTTATTGAGCGACAACGAAGAATTGATATCATTGTTAGAGAGCTCTGGGAGGATAATCGCGAGTTTAGAGCAGCGCTTGGCATCAGCGACTAGGGGGGTAACCGACGCACTAGAAAATTGGTGGCATATGGAGAATTTATTAGATGAACAACGTGAACTAGTTGCTATTGCTCATTTACAAATTAATCAATGGGAAAGAGCTCACTTTCAACTTCAAAGACGTGTTAAATTGGGACCTTACGTTTTTGCCATTGGCGGAATTTGTTTCGTTGGTGGTGGATCTGTGATGGGAATGGGGATTGCAAACAATGATATTCAGCAAACAATGACAGGTGCAGGTATCGTTGTAGGAACTGGACTTATCTACATTTTAGGCCGAACATTTAATTGGTGGTAATGACTAAATTCTATAAGGAGGTCATATCATGGCTGAACAAAGAGATATTGGACAAAAGATTAGTGACACAATCACAATCGTATTTCCAATGGTTATTGCACTTTTAGCTGCTCTCGGGTTAGCAGGAATAGAAATACTCGAAGGACAAATAATGTACATCTCATTCTTAGCAATGGGTATTGTTTCTACAATCGCAAGCATTTGGTTTAATAAGACAATTGGTGTTGGTTGGTTCTGCGGAAACAAAGATTGTTTACCAAAAAATTAAAAATATGGAGGAGCTTTTCAGCTCCTCTTTTTTTGAACATATTCTTTATAAAACTTATATATTATTATATGGAGAAATATTAAATGAATCAAACCAGAATTTCTATAGCTACAGCTGCCGCAGAGGCATGTAATGGGAAACTTGTTTCCACACAAAAACAATTAGAAAATGGAACTTATATGTTTCAATTTGGTGCAGCACCAGAAAAAACTTATGGAATTTATGCGTCTGGTGCAGTTAGGTGCTTAGGAAAAGGTTCTAATCATAAACAATATAGCCATACATATATGACACCATTACTTTTTAATAGACTTCCTGGTGATAGAAGAGAAATCCGTCGAGTCTCATTTGATGAAGGCTTAGCATATTTGATAAATCGTTTCAAAAATTAAGATAACTCAGGCCGGAGAGATCCGGCCAAAGTTAATTTAAAACTTATAAAATTTCTTATATTTATTTATGGAGAAGAAAATGGCTGAAAAAGAAAAAGAAGTAAATAATGATCAAGATGATCGTAATCCTAATCATGTTAGAGATTTAATATTTACTGCATTGAGCATTACTGAATATACACAAATTCCAATGCTTTTTTTGGGAAATCCTGGAATTGCTAAAACAACAGGCGTTCGTCTTTGGGCTGAAACTTATGGATATCGAGTTACGACCTTGATTGGAACACAAAGAGTTGCTGAAGAAATTCTTGGTTATATGGTAAATGATACTGGAGAAAAACGTCTCATAACTTATACTCCAGATTGGTTTGACGAAGTTGTTGAGAACAAGAAAGCAGGATTTAAAACCCTTCTTTTTATTGATGAACTTTCACAAGCTCCTGATAATGTTCAAGGTGCAATGTTGCAGCTTATTTTTGATCGCCGAGTTGGTGGTAGAGCAAATTATCTTCCCGATGATTGTCTCGTTGTTTCAGCTGCAAATTATAAGGGAAATATTCCACCTCAGTGCGGTATTCAAGCTCCTACATTAAATCGTTTTTGTATAGTTAACGTTAATCCAATTGATGGAATTGGTCTCATAACGGAATTTTTACAATCAGAAGAAGAAAGAAAAGATAAAATTCCAGTTTTCGGCCGAGTAGAAATTTCTCCTCGTATTGAAGATACAGCGAGAAAAGTATTAAAAGATACATTAGCAATTTTATTTTCTACATATTGTAGAAAAGATGATAAAGAAATGACGCTTGATGTAAATAACACAAATTTTAGTGATATATTTGATCAACCAGGTCCAATTCATAATTTTATAACCGGTAGAACTGTTCATTATATGTATAAACTTGTTATTGGTTTTATTCATCTTAGGCTTATACGGAAAATACATAAAGAAATAATTGCTAATTTAGTTTTAGGTCTTGGTGGTCTTGGTACAAATACATTTAAGAATGAAAAACAAAAAGAAGATTTCCAAACTTCACTTCTAACCGGTTTCCAAAAAATACTTCGTCGTTCAGTAGAATCAAATATGGAAGAAATAAATTCTGTAGAACTTGATTTTACCGATAAAACTATTGAAGAAGGAATCTCAATGTGGATGAGATCTCAAGAATCTAATGGAAATATTAATGATATAAATCTTCAGCGGTTAATGGAACTAATCAGAAAGAATTATGGCTCTTCAGAAACTAAAATGACTGCTACGCTTACAAAAAATTGGGATTCAAAAAGAGTTTTAGGTGATTTGCAAAAATTAAATACTTTGGCAGGATATCTTAAATCAGCCCAAATGATGGAAATTGGTCCTTTGGTAAAAGAACTTGAAGTAATTGCTGCATCTTGGGACACATATAAAACTGCCATTCTTAATTCAATATAGGAGAAAAAGATGATTGTAATAATTACAACCAAAACAGGTGAAAATAAGAAAGCTTTTATTAGAAATCAAATTTTTAAAGAAATTGATCAAAATAATAAGCCAATAGGTCCAATAACTACTTCTACAATAAAATCTATTTATTGGCCAATAAAGAACAAAATTGAAGATATTCCTATAAAAGAGTGGATGAAAACTGCAGAAGAAAATAATTTCTGGGGAATGGATTAATCTTATATAATATTAAGAGGATTAAATGGGAAAAATAACTACTAAAACATTAGATAAATCTGTATTTGTATTGGTTCCAAAAACTAATAGACAACAAGCTGAAAAAATGTTTCATGCCGCACCTTTTTATGATGCAAAAGGAAAAATAGATTTTTTTGGTAATACATTACCAATTATAGATTTTGAAACAACTAGACTAATAACTAGATCAGATGTAATGTATCTTCAACAAATGTTGGATGTTATTTATCCAAAATCTCGTTATACTCCTACAAAACTAAAATTAGCAAATGATGATCTCATAGAACATAGCACAATGGTAAAATATACTGATAGGGCACATCCAAAACTTAAAGCAGCGGGTGTGCTCGCCTGTGTAATGAAAGAATGGCGAAATATGTTTAACATATTTATTAATGAAGATATGGAAAATGAATCTTATGATTCAGCTGATCTTCATGAAAAAGGCCATATTCTTTTTAATCATACAGCTGGAACAAAAATGTATATTGAACAGTTTAGAAAAGAAATTGATAAAATATGGGATTTAAAACTTGCTAAATATTTTGAATCTACAACATTTAAAAACTCTAAAGATAAAATAGTTAGAATGCTTTTTAATGAATTTTCTAATATTGCACAAGATATGGAAATAAATTCTAAATTATTTGATAATGGTGAATGGGTTAAAGCTAAAAAAACATTAGCTCGTTCAGCAACTGTAGTTCATTATCTTGATGTTTATAGAGAATTTGATGAATTAAGTGGTTTAATTAAAAATGAAAATGCTAGAAATTTAGGACACAAAAGTTATGAGAAAATAGTTAAAAAGTTTTTAATTGTTCTTTCTAATATTATTGATCGTATTGATGGAAAAGAAGGTGATTTTAAATTTTGTTATCCAACAAATAAAGGTTGGCCGGAAAAACTAGATTGGATGACATATATGATTCTTCTTGTAAAAGATATTGATGATACTATGGAACAAGTACTAAAACAAATACAAGAAAAACTTCAAGCAGGTGCAGCAGCACAAGGTTCAGGAAATGGTGGTGCAGGAACAGGAACTGCAGGTGGCCAGAAAAAAATCTCTCAAGATATTTTAGATGAATATTTTGACCAAGATAAAAGTGAAAAAGATGCAATGGACGATGCCAATGAAGGTGGCGGTATAGGTGATGATGAAGATGATGAAGAAACTGGAGATGCATCGTCTGGTGGAAGAAGTCAAGGTGGAGAAGGTAGAGGAAGGGGTTCATCTCCTGTTGAAGTAGAGTTTGAAACATGTGAAACTTTTGATAGTTTTACAAAATTTTTAAGAAAAAATTGTTTAGGAAAAAAGAATCGCCGTTGGAATTCAGACGTATTATATAATTCTAATAGAGGAAAATTTGCATCGCGTGTTGTAGTTCCTAGAAGACATTTAATTGAAAAATGGATGCCAACTGAATGTCATATTATCGTTGACGTTTCTGGTTCAGTACCAACTGATTATGTTGAAAGAGTTATAAACAGTATTGTTGATACAAATTCTGGAATTGATTTAGCTCGTTCACATATTATATTTTGTGATACTTCTGTAGTAAGTGATGAAATAATGAATGCTAGAACAAAATCAGTTTATTCTGGTGGTGGTACAGAAATTGCTGAAGGAATTAAATATGTTGCTAAAAAAGGATATTGTTCAAAAAGAACTGATAAACTTTTTATAATATCAGATTTCCAAGATAATTTAAATGCTTGGGTACAAGCAGCACAAGAAATTCCTGGAATTAAATATGCTATTGGTTATAATGTAACTAATAAAGAAGATTGTAATAGAATATTCGATCATGCAGGTTATGGTGGTCGTGGTGATGGTGAATTTAAACAAAAATGGAATAACACTTTTAAGACAGTATTTATAACAGAAGTAATTTAGAACATAGTTAATTTAATATTATGTGGAAAGAATGGTTAAGAGATTGCGGTATTTGTTATGGTGCTATATTTGCTATTATAGGATTATTAGTTTTATTTAGTCTTCCAATTTTTCATTATATTTTTGGAATATTAATCATTGGATTTATAATATTTGTTTGTATTCAATTTGTCAGAATAATAAAGGCAATTGAATGATAGATAAAGAATTATTTGTTGTCGGTGTTCATGATAAAAAATCTGGTTACAAACAAATATGGCATATTGATGAATATAAAAAAGTAAAAGTTACATATGATGCCTGTTTATCAGGTGCAAAAAATCAAGGTTTAGATCCAGATTCTTTATTTTTATTTCCTTTCCCACCTGATGATGAAGTTGTTGAAAAATTTAAGTTAACACATGATTTTTTAAAATGGCTTCACGATACTACAAAACCAATTATTCAAAATTTTAAATGAGTAAACAACAAAAAATAAGATGGAATATAACTGCTCATACAGATGAAGGCGATCCAATAGCTCTTAAAGAATATCAAGATGTAAATTATAAAGATGCACCGGTATCTATAAATGAAATAGATAAAATATCTATTGGAAGTTGGGCTTATAACCCAGATGGTAAAGTAACTAAAAATCATTCTGAAGACGGTATAGAAAAAATATTTATAAGTCAAAAAAAATATAATGAATTAGCAAGATCAAGTTTAATAGCACAAGGAAAAGTAATTTCTTTAATAGAAGAAAAAGAGCAATTAGAAAATCAATTAAAATACTATAAATCGTTATGTGAGTTAATATAATTAAAGAAGAGATACTAATTATTATAGATTATTTCTATATGACTGAAGTATAGTAAGTCAATAATTAGTGTGAACAATTTCACAATAGGAGAAAAAAATGAGTGAACAAACAAAACAAGAAGTCGTAACGGATCTCGACCCTAGCTTTTTTCAAGCTTATTCAAAAAAGGTCGCAGAAGAATCAAAAAAATCAACAGGACAATCTAATTTCCCACAAAGAGAATTCGAAGACATCGGTTATACTGGATTAGAAACAGGTGTAAACAAAATTTATAGAGTAATTGGTGCACCTCCTGGTTCAGAAACTATGGGTTATGTTAGAAAAAATTATGACCCAAAACAAGTTATGATGTGTGAAGTAAAGGATGATGAAGGTAAAAAATTTACTATTCGTCTTCCATTAAGAGAAGATATTGCTGCACATAATCATATTTTACATCGATTATATGACAAAATAACAGAGGTGGTTTGGGTTAACAGAAAGAAAGTTTTTGTAAATGAAACTAAATACCCAGATCTATGGAAGATGATTACTAAAGGTAATTATACTGAAAATGATGGCAAAACTTATTCAATTTCGGCAGGATTTAAGTCTACAACATATACAGTAATGAATGTTATAGATAGACAAGATGATTGGTGTGAAAAAAATAAGCATACTAAAATTTTGTGTAACGATATTGGTGTATCAACAAATCCAAAAACACAAGAAGTTACTTATTGGCCAAAACCTGGTATTAAAACTTTTTCTTTAAAGAAAAGATTAGCAGAAATCGTCGGTAAGTATGGTAATTTAGAAACGTACGATATCGCTTTTAAGAAAACAGGTGAACAGGACAATCCTCTTGAATTAAGAAACGCATCTCTTTATAAATCTAAGAGTATGATGGAAGAAATAAAGAATACAGATGGAACTTTACCAGATGAAAATATTATCATTTGTGGTCCACTTACTTCAGAAGAAAAATCTTATGTAAGATATGATTTAGATAAATTATATCAACCAACATCTTATACAAAACTTCTAAAAAGAGTTGCAGCATTATTTAAGCTTACAGATGCTTATTTAGGTTCGAAGTTTTTCCAAGAACTTGAAGATCTTTCTGAAAAAGAAAAGGAAGAATGGGCTCGATTATATCCTAAGGGAGAAAATAATGATGAAGCAGAACAGGTTGCAGTAGAAAATAAAACTATAAATGAAGAAGTTAAAAAGGAAGAAGCACCTGTAACACCAAAAAGACGAACTGCAATTGGTCCAGTAGCAAATTTATCTGATGATAAAATTGCTTTACTTAAAGGTTGGTCAAAACTTAATGATCATCAAAAATCTTTAATTAAAGATATTAAAACTAAAGACGGAGTAGTATCAGAAATTGAATGGGAAGAGTGTGATGAGACTAAAGGTCTTTTCGCTTGCGATTGTCACTTACCTTCACCTGAAACATTTGAAACATGTCCTGGCTGCGGAGCCAATTTCGTTTAATAGGAGGAAGCGGAGATGAAATATTCTCCGCTAATTTTATGTTATTAGTTAGAATAAATCCAGGCGAGGATTATATAATTGAAGATGATTCTATATTTAATGATTCTACATTTAGATTAAAAGATATTCCACCAGAAAAAGTTCATAGAGTTTTCCATAGAATAATAGAATTATCTGAAGAAGAAATGATTAAATATTTCGGTGAAAATTATAAAGAACAACCAAATGTTACAAAATCACAAGTAGAATTTTCTTTTCAACCATTATCACAAATGCCTTTTAATTTTAAAAGATTTTTTATAAATATGAATAATATTATTTTTTATGGTGAACTTACTGAAGATTGTGGATTATTAATGTTATTTAATAAATATAAAGCTGAGATGAATTTATGAGAGCTTATATATTAGCTGGTGGAAAAGGTACACGTCTATCATCAATAAATACAGAAGATAAACCAAAATGTTTAGTAGAAATAGCAGGTAAATCTATTTTAGAATGGCAATTACTACAACTTAAAAAATATGACATTAATGATGTAATAATTATCACGTGTTATAAAGCTGAATTGATAAATGATTGGATAAAAGAAAAACAAAAAGATAACGAATTAAAAAATCAACTTTGGGGATTAAATATAATAATTGTTACAGAAGAAACACCAATGGGAACTGGTGGAATAATTTGTGCACTTAGTCAAGCTTTATTAGATAATGAAGATTTAAATGAACCATTTTTAGTAATTTATGGAGATATAATTTTTAATTTTAATTTCAACGATTTTATAAATTATTCGAGAGGAAAAACAGCAGTTGTTGTTACACATCAATCAGATCATCCCCATGATAGTAGTTGTGTAGAAATAGAAAATAATGAAATTATTAAATGGTGGAAAAAAGGACAAGCACCAAATTATTGTGATACAACAGTAACTGGTATTAGATATTTTGATCCAAAATTATTTGAAAATTTTGAAAATAGTGTTTTAGATCTAGAAGAAGATATTTTAAAACCATATCTTAATAATGGAAAAATTATAAATACTTATTATACAGACGAATTTATTAAAGATATTGGAACTCCAGAAAGATTTATTAAAGTAGAGAAAATAATTCAAGAAGGATTATATGAAAAATAAAGCTATTTTTTTAGATCGAGATGGTGTTATAAATGAAGCAATAAAAGAAAATCCCTGTGTTAAATCACCAGAAGAATTTTATTTATTACCATCTGTTATTCAAGCAATTCGTAAAATAAATGAATCTGATTATTTAGCAATAATTATTACTAATCAACCTGGAATTGCCCAAGGATTATTTATTAAAGAAGATTTAGAAAGAGTTCACGACTACATGATTCATTTGTTACAATTTGGTGAAGCTAAAATAGATGATATTTTTTATTGTCCGCATCATCCTGAAAAAGGTTGGCCGAATGAAGTTAAAGAATTAAAAATTCAATGTGAATGTAGAAAACCATTACCGGGATTATTAAAATATGCATCAATGAAGCATGGTATAGATTTATCTCAAAGTTTTTTTATTGGTGATAGAATTCAAGATACATTAGCAGGTCAGGCAGCTGGTTGTAAAACTATTCAGATAGAAACAAATGGTAGTTTATTAGAAGCAATCAATTTTATATTAGGAGAATAAAAAATGAAAATAAGAAACGGTTTCGTTAGTAATAGTTCAAGCAGCTCATTTGTAATTGTCGGACATTATTTTGATGAAGAAAATTTAATGGAATTAAAAAATAAGTTAGGTTTTATCACAGATGAAGATGATGAAAATTACGATTATGATGAATTAGAAGAAAAAATGTATAGTATTTTAGATGAAAATGGTTTCACTTATCATTTTGATGATAATGGTTTATATGTTGGATTAGAATTTTTAGAAATTGAAGATGATGAAACTAGAAAACAATTTTATGAAAGAGTAAAAACAAAAATAAAAAATGCTTTTGAAGTAGACGTTGAACCAGAATTAGTCAATGCAGTAATTGGTATGGGTGGTGAATTGGAGTGGGGTTAATCTATATTTATGGATGAAAAAACATTTCAAGAACAAAATACAACAATACAAAGAAAAACAATTTGCGTAAATCTAATCGGCGCGCCTGGTTCGGGAAAATCGACAGGTGCAGCTTATATTTTTGCAAAACTTAAAATGCAAGGTATAAATTGTGAACTAGTAGTTGAATATGCGAAGGACAGAGTTTGGCAAAACGATTTGGAAGTATTTCGTAATCAATTTTATGTAACAGCAAAACAATCACAACGAATGGCTAGATTACAAAACAAAGTTGATATTATAGTTACAGATAGCCCACTTTTAATGGCGGCTTATTACGCAAAAGATAAACCATATTACAAGCCTTATGTAGAAGTATTACAACATCTTCATAATGAGTATCTTAACATAAATTGTTTAATAAAGAGAGTTAAACCATATAATCCAAAAGGTAGATTTCAAGATGAAGCGGGAAGTGATGCAATGCAATCTGAATTTATAGAAATGTACGCAAAAGAATTTGGAGTAACTCTCGATGATTTTAAAGGTAATGAAAAAGGTTATAATGAAATTATTAAAGGTGTTTTAGAATGTCATCAAAAAGAATTTATAAATTTTAATTAGGAGAAAAATATGAAGAAAAGAGATCCAGAAATAACAGAAGCTTTAGGTTTAAAGAAAGAATATGATATGTTTATTAAAAATGCATCAAGACCAGGGGCTCCAAAAATAGAATCTGATTATTATCATTCTATGGCACAAAGAACAGCAAGTGGAATAAATTGGAAACATTTAGAAAAGAAAAAGAAGAAAGAAGAAAGAGATAATTACGATAGTTAATTTAATTTTATGTTAAAAAAATGGACCCAATGTCGACAATGTAAATCTAAACAGTCACCAACTATTCCAGCTGGGTATTTTAAAACAGAAGAAATAAAAAATGGAATACATTATATTGTAACAAAAGAATGTTTATGCCACAAAAATTGGAGACTTGAAGAAGAAAAATATCAAAAATTTATAAGTTCAGGTTTCGATAAAGATAAATATAATTTAAACTTTGAAGATTATAAGGGAACCCAATCAATAGGAAATATAACTCGATTAAAAAATTATATAGAATTATTTCCAAAAGATGATAAAGTAAGAAAAACTATTTTATATTTTTGGGGTTTAACTGATACTCAAAAAACTACTGTAGCTACTATTATAGCTAATAAATTACTTTCTCATTTTGATATTAGATATAAAATATGTGATGATTTATTTAAAATAATAATAGATAATCAATATTACCCAGAAAATGAAGAATATGAAATTAAAGTTCAACAATGTATAAACTGTGATTTACTTATTATTGATGATGTATTTAACGAAATATATACTGATAAACAACTTCCATTTTTAGAAAAGTTTATTCAAAAAAGAATAGATAATAAAAAAGGAATTATATTTATTTCTAACGTTCATTTAGCAGATATAAAAAATATGTCTATTAAAAACTTAATTAAAAAATATACTGATAAAAATAAAACAGAATTTAATTTTTTCGATATTTATAATGATATTCCAGAGGTATTATTTTAATGGCTAAATCAGATATAGATCAATTTACTGAAAAAAGATTATTACAAACTTTATATTTTCAACCAGAATTTTTAGAAGATCAACTTGTAAATGAGGATATATTTTCATCTTCATCAACTAGAAATATTTATAAATCTTTACTATTTTTAAAAAATTCAGCAATACCATTTACTCGTGATGCATTATTACAAGAATATGGAAAATTAGATTTAGATGCAAATCCTGCTGTTATAGACTTAATAACTCAAAAACAAAATCAATCTTTAACTACAATAAAAGATATTATAACACAATTACAAGATGCTAAAAAGAGAAGAAGGGCCGCCGCAAATTTAAAAGCAGCAATTAAAAAAATAGATGAAGTTACTCATTTAAATGAAGTTAACGTTGTAGATATAAAAGATTTAATTGGTGATGCTGAAAGTTCTTTAATCTTAGAAGATTATTCTACAAAAAAGGTAATGGGAATTCCTGAGTGGATGGATAATTATAATAAAGATTTAAATGCTAGAAAAAAGGGAAAACAATATTATTTTTATAATTTTATATTTGATGAATTAATTTTGAGTGGACCACAACCTGGCGAAATTGGGATTATAGCGTCAGCATCTGGTTCAGGTAAAAGTACATTATGTCTTAACTTAGTTAATTCTTTAATTGATGTAAATATTCCTTGTATGTATTTTTCTCTAGAAATGTCGTCAACAACTACTATGGATAGATTATTATCTAAAAGATTAGAAATAAAATATAGTGATATAGTTGCTCCACAAGATCAGGGTCAATTTGAAGATTTATGTAGTTTAATAGAATCTGAAAGATTAAATTTAATTCAAAATACTAAATTTCGTTTTTCAGAAGATCCTTCAATGTCTTTAAGTGATTTAAGAAAATATATAAAGAAATTTCAAGCTGAAATTGGTCAAAATTATTGTATAATAGTTTTAGATTTATTATCAATGATTACTGATTTTACTAGAATGAAAAACGGAATGAATTTTGCACAAGTTATTGAAGTTGCTGTTAATCAACTATCTGCGTTATCTAAAGAATTAAATATTCATATAGTTGGTGTATTACAATTAAATAGATCTTCAGAAGCAGATAAAAAATGTCATGACTTAAAAGATTTACAACAATTTAGACCAAATCGTTCACAAATAAAAAATGCACATGGTTGGGTTGAAAGATGTAGATATGCAATTACAACTTTTAGAGAAAAAATGTATGCTGAATTATATTTACAACCTGAACAATATGAAAATATGATAGATATAATCGAGTGTCAAGTTGTAAAAGGAAATAATTTTAAATTAGGTAAAACAGTTAAAGGAATATTTAATGGAGAATATTTCACAATCGAGCCACTTCCTTCTGAAACTACTTTTAATTAAATATATTTAAAATGATATCCTTTCATACATATTCCTAACCGCGCCGCTTTATTTACACAAGTTATATTCATTTTAAGGCCAGCTTCTTTTGCTGAATTAAATATTTCTTTAGTTTCAATGCATATTATTTTTTTAGAATTATCATAATTAAATTTATATTTTCTTCCTAAATAAAAATTATCAGGAATATTTTCATTTTTATGAATTCTTTTATTTTCTTTTCCATTAGTTATCCATATATAATTTTGATTTGAAAATTTATTTTGTCCTTTATTTCCACCTGATATATAGCCTTCAGGTTGTTTTTCTTGAAATTTTAAACTTATTCCATTAGTCCACCATTTTTTATTTCCCATTTTTTCTCTCATTTTTATTTTCCATTCTTCTGAATGTTTTTGTATTTTTCCTAATTTATTATGCAAAGCAGTATGCTCATCTGAATACATTGGTATAACTTTCCAATTTTCATATGGGCTATTAAAATCATAATGATGATATACTATTCGTATATTAGGCCTTTTTAATTTCATTTCTTTAACAATAAATTTAAAAATTAAAACCATTATTTTATAATTTTTAAATCCTTTTATCTTAATTGGATCATTATTTGGTGTATTTAACCATTCTTTTCGAGTCATATTATTTAGTTATTATTTTACTATAGAGTCTAATCCTCTTTTTTAATTATTTGATCTATAATTAAACTATTAATAAAAAAGTATTCAGACGCTTCTTCTAAAGTTTTAAATTTTCCAGAACGATAATTTTTTAAGAAAATAACTAAACTACCGCCATTAAATTTATATCTAAAACTTTCTCCAATTTCATCATTAAGAAATGAACTTTCTTCTAATAATAAAATTGCAATTTGTTTCCAAGCTAATATTTTATCTATTCGATACATACGAGTACCAATAACACGCATTTCATATTTAGATAAATTATTTATATCATGTCCTTTTTCTACTTTTAATGCTAATTCACTTGAAGTTAATTCATGTTTTTCTAAAATTTCTTCTATTATCCTAGGATAATGCTTTTCTACTAAAAGAGATTTAATATCAGCTATAAAATCTTTTGGATCTTGCTCATATTTAAATGGAAAAAAATATTTACTATTTGAATTGACATGAGTAATTAAAACACCTTCTTCTCCATTTTGTATTTTAATTATCATTGAAAGTAATACGGGTGATTTTTTACAAAAATTTGTAAATTTTGAACTGAACTTATCTTTCCACCATTTGGCAGAAAATTTGTTATCTAACATATTATTATTTCTCCTTATATATAAGTTGTTCTTAGTAATTAGTTTTGAATTTATTTTTTTAAGTTCTTATATAAATTTAATAAATAATTAAGGGTGGTTTTATGAATAAAAAGCAAAAATACAATATTCACGATATTGTAAAAATTTCTAATTCTCTAGATTTAGAACATACAGATAGAAGATGTAAAGAATGGACAATTAGATCGGTAGAATTTTTAAATTATACTGATCCATCTTCTAGACGGTTTATCTATGGTATGGCTAATAAAGCCGGTGATATCTTAGATTATGTTAAAGAAGATGAAATAATTGGTGTTATTTGAACAATCTTTCTTATAATCTTATATTATATATGTAAGGGAGATTACAGATATGACAAAGATTTTAATCACTATTCAAAAACCAGACTTGACTAAGGGGATTTCTAATACTCCTCATTATCAAGCAATTCGGACTCTGCCATTTGGAATCGAGAGTGGGGCTTATCCAGTAGGCGATGATTTCGTCGTAGAGATTAAGGGCCGTAGATCAGAACAGGCCTTTCAAGCTGCAACTTCTTTCATGGAAAATTATCCTGGTGAGATTTTTAGTGCCTTTCAACACTCTGGAAAACGAGTAACAGATCTTATGCCGGCTGTGGCTGGCTAAATAATAGCCCCGGATAATCCGGGGCTTTTGTTGTATATAGTTAATATACAAATATAATTATCATTAAGGAAGATAAAATGGCGAAAGCAAAAAAAGAAAAGAAACCTTCATATGTTTATACTATTTCGGACATTGAAGCAAAATATAAAATTTTTATGAATCCGGATTTAGAAAAAAGAACTGCATTAAAAGAACGTGTCATGTTAAATGGTGGATATTGTCCATCTAGAAATGAAAAAACATCTGATAATAGATGTATGTGTAAACAATTTCAAAATAGAGATAGTGAGGGTTGGTGTAAGTGTCGGCTTTATTTTAAAGAAGCAAGAACAAAAAAGCAGGCAGCTGCATTTCAAAATTCTACCTTTGAAGCTAATGAAAAGAAAGAAAAAGAATTAGAAAAACAATTAGCAAAAGAAGAAAAACTAAAGCAGAAGGAATTAGAAGCATTAAATGAGTGAACAACGAGTAAAACGTAGACCAGTTACGTCAGCATCAGCTGACGTAATTGATAATTTAAAAGATATAGAAAAAAGTCAAATAAATGGTATTGTGGTAGAAGTTGGTCAATATCCTGAAGTCCCAGAGGAATTATTTAATCAAGAAAAACCATATAAAGAAGCTGAAGAAAATTTAGTAATATTTGTAGAAAAACAAATAGAACTTATGAAAGAAAATCTTCTTTTTGGCGGGATGGCTGAGCCATCATTTTATGCTTTAAATCAATCTTTAATGAATTATGAGTCGGTGCTATTAGGGCTTATCGCTTTACATCAAGAAATGAGAATACAAAAAGATATTGCAAACGAAAAATACGAAAATTTTTATGCTGAAAAATATTGTGAAATAAAAATGCAACAAGTTAGTTTGGGTAAAAGTGCAAACTTTACAGCAGCAAGAGAAATTGAAATGTTTGTTAGAAAAAATTGGTTAAAAGAATTATCTCAATTAAAAGCTGAATATATAAAAATAGAAAATAAATACAATTTTATAAATCATTTAATGTCTGGTTGGGAAAAATATGCTTTCGTATTAAATACATTATCAAAAAATGCCCAGGCAGAAGCTGCTGCATCTGGGATAAGTAAAAAAGAATTTGGTGATGAAAGTATAAATTAAATAGGAGAAATTATGTTCGGAAAGAAAAAGAACGATTTAGTCGGAGATTGGGGAAAACAAGTTCAAAAAATATTAGAACAGTCTGTTGCCATTACATCAGCAAATATTTTAGGGATAGAAGACCTAGAAGATACTGGTAGATCTAAATTAGTATCTGAAATACAAAATCTTGTAAAAGAAACAGCTGAACTAATTCAAGAAAATTGTGAACATCAATTTGAAAAGTCTTTAGTAAATAAATTAGATAGATCACCATTTGGCTCTTATTCATATACTAAATCTACCAGTATTCCAAAAGAAAGCTTATTTGAAATTATTGATGAAAGATTAAGAGAACATAATTTAATTAAAACTCCTACTGGAACACCTCTTAAAAAAGAGAAATAGATAATGAACATTATTCAACAACAATATAACGAACTTATAGTAAAAGCTTTAAGTGAAAATAGAAGTTATATTAAAGGAGTATACGAAGGCCATCATATTTTTCCAAAAGAAATATATAGAAAATGGAAAAATAAAGAATGGAATAGAGTTCATTTAACTCCTGAAGAACATAATAAAGCACACGATTTATTAAATATAATTTTTAAAGAACAACTAGAAGAATTTTATAAATTAAATGCAAAAAGACTTTTAAAAGAGCACCAAAGACATGAAAGAGGAAGACAAAATAATATTATTAAAAAAATATTAGGTAAACAAATACATGAACAAAATATGGCTAGACATCGTGAAAAAATAAAAATAAGAGAAGAACAACTAATATTAGAACAAGAATTAAATCGAAATATTGCATATAAATCACCTTGGGGCCCAGTAAAACAATGGGAAATATTTTAATGTCGAAAACATATTTTATTTCAGATTTACATTTAAATCATAAAAATATAATTAAATATTGTAATCGTCCATTTAATGATGTTGAAGAAATGAATAATAAAATTATCAATAATTGGAACTCTATAATTCAACCAGATGATATAGTTTATCATCTTGGAGATTTTTGTTTAGGTGATAGAGAAGTAATTAAAAAATTTACTGCTAGATTATCTGGACGAAAGATGGCTGTACTCGGAAATCATGACAAATATCGTCCAACTGAATATATGGAATTAAACTTTGAATGGTGTAGCCGTTTTCCAATTATATTTAATGGGTTTATGATTTTGTCTCATGAACCAGTATTTTTAGAAATAAACTCTCCGTATGTAAATTTGCACGGTCATACTCATCAAAATAATTATATTAGTCCTGGTGGTAATCATTTAAACGTTTGTGTTGAACAAATAGACTATAAACCAATCTCATTAGATGATGTAAGTAATATATTTTATGAACGTGGGATAAAGAGTGAAAGATGAATGTTGTAGAAAAAATTCTTGAATTATTTGATGATTTAGATGCTGAAGAATCAACAGAATTAATGATTCGCCTAAGAAATAGAGGTTATGAATTAAAAATAAATAAAGATTTTTCTTTTAAAGATGTAAAAAAAATAAGTAATGAAAAAACAGCAAATCTTATTTTAAAAGGTTTTAATGAAGATTTTAATATAAGAGCTATTAAACTTATTAGAAATTTAAATCAAGAATATTCTGATGTATTAGTAGATTTTAATATAATATCAGGATTAAGAGAAGCTAAAGATTATTGTGAAAATAAAAATTTATGGGAATCTAAACCATTAGCTTTTGGAAAATATAATCAAATAGAATTTTTATATAATATGTTAAAAAGAGATTATCCGGATATTTATTTTAAAGTAGAAAAAAATGAAATTTTATCATAGAACAAAAGAGGAGAGATGGGATGCAATTAGAAAAGATGGGTGCCTTTGGGGTGTACACGGTAATTTATGGGAACAAGACAATGAAAGAAAATATAGTGGAGATTCTTATAGATACACTTATCTGGCTCCTTCCGATCCCGGTATTTCTTATGGCGATGTTCTTCTTGAAGTTGACTATATACCATTAAGAAAAGATTTTGGAATAAAACATAATTATGGTTTTGACCCACCACCTGGACAAATCTGTTGGCAATTTTCTGTATTTGAACCAATTCCATTAGATAAAATTAAGAGGTTAATTTAACTAAATAATAACAAGTAAAGGATTACTTGTCTACAGAATATACAAGGAGGTATATATGAGAATAAATAGCGTTCCGGCGTTATTTGCCCAACGTCAACTCGGGATAAATGAACTCGAGTTATCAAAACAAATGCAACAGGATTAGCACTTTCCCATAACTAATTATTATGAATAAAAATAATTTTGTTAAAGATTATATGGAAATTATTAAAAGTGCTAAAAATAGAAAATATGAAGTTCATAAATATGAAAAGCACCATATATTACCAAAATCTTTATTTCCATTATGGACCAACAGAAAATCTAATTTAATTTTATTAACACCACGAGAACATATTAAATGTCATAAATTATTAGCTTATATTTATGGAAAAAATATGTGGCATGCTTATTGGCAAATGGCTATAGATAAAAAAGATGGCCATAAACTAACACCAGAAGAATATGAAGAAGTTAGAATAGAACATTCTAAAAGAGTTTCAGAATTTAATAAGAAAAATAAAAAAAATCAAATTCCATGGAACAAAGGTAAAAAAGGTTTACAATTTTGTTCAGAAGAAACTAAAAAACTATTAAGTCATATAAACAGTGGTTCTAATAATGCCTTTTTTGGAAAAAAACATACTGAAGAAACTAAAAAAAATATAGGTGAAAAAAGAAAAGGTAAACCTGCGTGGAATTCTGGAAAAATTGGAATTTATTCAAATGAATATAGATATAAATGTGGAAATGGTTCTAGGGGTAGAAAAAATTCTATTGAAGAAATAGAAAGAAAAAGACTTAATTCCTTAGGAAAAATTTGGTGGACAAATGGTGAAGAAGACAAATTTAGTTTAATTTGCCCTGAAGGTTATTGGAAAGGAAGATTAAAAGTTAAAGGATGGAAAAATAAAGTCAAGGAGGACTAATATGGTTATTAATAATAACTTAAGTGCATTATTTGCACAACGGATGCTTGGAATAAACAACAAGGAAGTTTCCAAGCAATTAGAAAAATTAGCATCTGGTTTAAGAATAAACAGAGCTGCAGATGACAGCGCGAATTTAGC